ATTAAAACATCGCAAACCAGAACTGCCAAAAATAGGCATTTGCTACAACTGTAACGAACCGGTTAAATCAAACGCCAATTACTGCGACAAAGATTGTAGGTTAGATCATGAGCGCCGCACTGAAAACAAGAAAGGAAAGTAATGTACGAACCAAAATACCTAACCCTTGCACGCATGAATATTGGTTTACGTGAATTAACAGGCCGAAATGACCATCCATTAATTCTAAGTTGGTGGGCTAAGTTCAATTCAAAGTGGCTTTATAAGCAAGCATGGTGCGGCTTATTTGTTGCCCATTGTTTGCATGCGTATGGCCATACTATCCCCGCAACATTTTATCGCGCTAAATCGTTTTTAGATTGGGGCGTTCCTATTGCGTTACCGTGCTTGGGTTGCATAGTAATTTTTGATCGTAAAGGAGGTGGGCATGTTGGCTTTGTAGTGGGTAAAGACAATGCAGGGCGCTTGTTGGTTTTAGGCGGCAATCAAGGCAATAGAGTTTCAATAGAGCCGTTTAAAAATGACCGAGTGCTAGGTTATCGCATACCGCAATACTTTACTGGGGAATTAAAGAGCTTGCCAATTATGAGCAATAGTTTAGCCAGTTCAGCCACCGAGGATTAATCATGATGATACTTTCTATTGCATGGCGCTTTCTTGCTAAATACTGGCCTATTATTTTAGCCATGGTGATACTTGGGTATTGCCTGTATAAATATAACAGCGCTACGGACGAGCGCGACAAAGCAATCAATGAATTAGCGGCTTTTAAGCAAGCAATTGGCATAAAAGTACGTGAACAAGAGATTGAAAACGTCATTAAGCTGCAAATTGCCAAAACAGAAGTTGTGCAAGCAACGACTACTCACATCAAACAGATCGAGGCCATTAAAAATGATTATTCAAAACGCAACAAAGTTAATGTTGATACTATCGCTAACCTTCGTGACAGCTTGCGCGCCCAAGTTGCAAGTGATACCTACTCCATGCCCGAAGCTTACACCGATACCAAAAGAACTACCGAAGAGTGGCGAAACGACTACGGAACCGTTGTTAAGCAATACGAAACGTTAGTTGATGCGTGTAAGATAACAACTTCTGATTTTAATCTGTTGCGTGAGTGGGCCGACATTAGCTGCGATCAAGTTGGGTGTGAGTGATTTTTTGCATTTTATCCGCAAGCTCTTCTATGGTCGGATTGAAGTAAACGTTTTGCAGTATGCGTAAATCCTTGATACCAACTATTTTGGCTAACTGCATTACGTCATAACCGTTATTGCTTAATCTACTAATAGCCTCATGCCTAGTATCGTGCCAGTGAAGATCATCAATTAACGCTTTGCTTTTTGCTTTACGAAACAAGCTATCAATTTGCGATGATCTAAGATTGAACACAAGCACTCCATCGCGCGGCAATTCTTCTAAGATTGATTTTGCAACCTGGCTTAATGGCACATCGCGCTTGGTTCCGTTTTTACTCATGGCAATGTGTACGTGTCTATCAAAAACGTGTTTCCATAAAAGGTTACTTACTTCACCGGCCCTCATAGCCGTTTCAATTGAGAAAATAAAGGCAGCGCCAACTCTTGAGCTTATATTAACTGGCTTACCGTCATAGCCCAAGGCTTCTAATACCCGCTTTATTTCATCACCACTAATTCGCCTTGATCTTGCTTCTGGCGATTTTGGCCTTCTCACTTCTTTAAATGGATTGTTCTTTAGCCAGCCCCATTCTTTGATTGCTACGTTGCAGGCATGGCTTAATAAATTCCATTCTCGCAATACCGTGCCATCCGATACTACTTTAGAGCGCGTATCGCGCCATTTAGCTGCGTCTTTAGCACTCAAGGCCCCAAGCTTTACATTGGCCAGTGGCATTTTATTAGTATTGTTTATCCTTATTCGTTCCCACGCTTCACCACGTTTTTTTATACTCTCTTCTTCAAGGTAGCGCGTGAGTAGATCGCTAAAGGTTTTATTCGGCAACTTGCCTAGTACACCATCTTCAATATCGGTTTCTATAATCCTCGCCCATGTAGTTGCGGCGGCTTTAGTTAAAAACACCTTGCTTTTACGCACACCTTGCTTGAAAATGAACGCCCGCCAGCCGTCTTTGTGAGGTTTAATTGAGGCCATGGCGTGAGTGAATCCGTGTGTGAATTGTGAGTGATGAATTATGTCATCATGTGGGATAGTGTGTAAATACGTGAGTAAATATGTGTGATTTTAAATAGGTTAAATATGCTTAGAACCAAGTAAAACAAAGGGTTTAGAGGTGTTTTAGTGGTGCCCGGAAGAGGCACTCAAAACCCTTGTTTTACGCCACATTTAAAGGTGCGTGAGTGATTTTTTACTGTCACGCTGCAAGCTCAATATCGTAGTATTTATATATCTCATGGCGTTTAAAAAACTTTTGGCCTGTTTTACCTTCACGGCGAGGCTTTGGGTAATCTGGGTGCATAGAATCACGCTCATTAATCACCCTGGCACTACGATTGCCGCCAAATATCTCGTTTGATATATCTTCTGATGTCATAAATGCTGGTTTCATTTCATCCCCTTATTTCAAATATCTATCTGCAAGTCCAGTAGCAACTAACATTTCGTTTAGCGATATGCCATCTGCAATCCATATTTCAGCTAACAATCTGCCGTACTTATCGCTTTTGTAAGTGTCAATCACATACGTTTCGCCTATCTTGATCGTGTCTAGCACAAACTGCTTAGCCTGCACTGCCAGCGCGCGCTGTACTGGATCAGTTGAGTTAAGCTCTGGCGCATTGATGCCATACAAACGTAAACGATGCTTCATGCCAACGTAGAAGCCCAAATCCACAAGCATATCAACTGTGTCAGCATCCACTACATTCAATAATTTTGCTTTGTATTGATACATTATTTTTCATCCTTAAAATCTATTGCTTTAACTGGAACAAATGTATAGTCGCCATAACCAACTTCTACCCGATGATAGATTTTCAAATCATCACCTGTAGGGCAGGTTGTATTAAGCTCGCACTTTCTGTAATACATGCCGTGATAGCCTCTTATAAAATATTCATCCGTCATTAATTCAGGTTCTTTCTCACAACCCATCAACGATAAAGCCAGTAGTGCGATTAATGGTTTCATTTACAACCTCTTTTAGGTAAATTATCCCGAACATAAATCATTGGGTTTGGCTTTTTTCTCTCAATAAAAAAAGAACAAATTAAACGCATAACTAACAAAATTAGGATTGTAGTTATTAATGCAATAAACATTGCAAATAATGGTTTCATTTCACATCCTTAAAATAATTTTGCAAAATATTTATAAATATTACTAAAAAATGTTTTTTGTTTATTCTGCATTACTGTTTCAAAATTATTAATAGAAAAAGCCCCATCTTCCCATTCGGTATAACTTATTTTATCGTTTTGGTCAGTTCGCTTAGTCCTAAAAAGAGCAAACAAAGCATCACCACGCATTTCATATTTCTGCTGCATTTCAACATGAATAACATTTACTACATAAGTCGTTGCTGCGTTCATTTCACATCCTTAACTTTTGCGAGGGCTTCAAGTGCAATTGCATGTGCAGACGAACCACTGCTAGATAGCGCCAAAATACCAATAAAATAATTAATGCTTTTATCAATCCTAGCCTGCATCTGCGCTATCTCTGTGCTGTTATATACGCGTTGCTTGGTGCGATACGCTTCAAGTTCGGTTTGCATCTGCGCGATTTTAGCGGTGCTTTCTGCGGTGGCGGCTTGCCAACTTAGCCAGTTATTTTCGTCAAAATGTGTTATCTCTGATTCTGGTATTCCAGCTAATCCTACAGTTGCACATAGCCCTTCTTCAATGGCCCACGCCTCAAAATCTTCTCTCATTTTATCTGTCATTTTTTATCCTTTCGCCACTAAACTTAAAACTAATAATAAAATCGCTAAAATTAAATAAATCCCAGCTAAAACTGTTCTAAATTTTATGGATAAATTTGGCGCTATCATAATATTTGCCGAAATAACTAAAAAAAGTATAGCGTATGTCATATTCACCCTTTCGCTGGCGGTTGTGGCTGATCTATTAGAGCGCGGATAGCATCAGCAATATCAGCAGGGTGCGTAGATTTGTCTGCGTCATCACAAATTTTAGCCGCTTTCTCTAGTGCGTCACGTACTGTTTGCGGTTGTGGTGGTGCAAGGTAGACAGGTTTCCATACTGTGTTTGGTTCTTCAATCATCCAGTTTTTAAGATTATTTTCAAAGTTACCAAATTCATCAATATATCCAACTGGCTCACTATTCTGAGGTTGTGGTGGTGCAAGGTAGACTATGCGTCTAGGGTAAATGTCTTTTCGTAGGCTGTAAAAATCTGCGTGTACTGCTTGCCAAACTTCTGCCCTGTTGTAATCTATTTCGTATATCGGCTCACTATTCTGCCTATTCGATAAATCAATGGTTGCGGTTAGTTGGGCCTCGTTTAGCATTAATGAACCATCGTCCGCAATGTCTTTGCAGTCAGTTGCACCACATTCTTTAGCAATATCTAAAACTGTTTTCATATTTAGTCCTTATTTAATACCATTTTGTTAGCTTCAACATTATGGTCTAGCTTGCGGTATTCGGTCATTGATTTCATAGCCATGGTTCTCTTTTCCGTTTAGCGCGGTCTTTTTGGGCGCGGCGCTTAGATCCCTTTGGTTGTTTAGCCATAATTACCTCTCTTGTAATATCCAATCCAATCAGCACTATTGCTAATGCTTCATGGGTTGGGTACTTGTAAACTTCTTATTTATTAAAAGATTGCGATATTTTGTTGAAAAAACCTTGTTTGTCTAGCTCAATAACTTCTTTAGAAGCAACTACAAATCTTTCTAATAAAACAAGTTTTGATTCAAAATCCTTTACAAGAACCTTATCAATTCTTGCCATAGCCTCACCAACTTGATTAGAATAATCTTTAGATTTTTGTGTCAGAATCTTTGCATTTTCTATTAATTCTGCTTGGTTATTTAGTAAATCTTTTACGGCTATCCTGTAATTTTTCGTATGGTCAAAAAGAGTTTTTGTAGATTCCTTAATCAATTTAGTTGCGTTTTCATCAGCTAAATAACCAACTTTTGCATTTTCATGATTAGTAGAATCCTTTATGTGATTTAACGCATCATTGACTTGCTCTTGTTTTGTTATTTCAAAATCTGCATTAAATTTTGCTGATTCTTTAATTCTAGTTAAATCTTTTCCCATGATTAAGCCGCCTTTCTCTTTTGATCCCACTTAGTAAAATCCGCGTCAATCAAATACTTGTGGGCGTGTAATTCATCTACCTTAAAAGCGATGGCCAACGCCGTTACAATCTCATTAATCGTAGGTACTGCGCCTGCAAAGTATTGCGTGGGCACAATGGCTGGGGTGAATATGTTGCCAAACTCGGCCTGCATTGTTTGTGGCAAGATAGCTGGCTTAACTTCAACCATTTTGTTGGCTTCAACAATATGGTTAGTTGTAACTGTTTCAACCGCTTGTTTAGCGAGCATGGCGGCTTCTGCATCAGCTTTAATTTTGGCTTCTTTAGCTTCAAATTCTGCCTTGCAATCGCTTATGCGGGTTTTAACTATTAATTTAAAATCTTCATCATCTTTGTAAATAATCTGCTGCAAGTCGTTAAACAAAAATCTGTAATCCATTGAGTTTTGTTTAAACCAAAATACTTTTGCACGAATATCACGCGCCATGGCATCAGCCGCTATTTTTCCGCTTGCTAGGGCATCGTTTAAACGTGAGTGCATAGTGTCTAATGACTTCACGTTTTTAAACGATCCTGCGAAGTCTGGCATTGGTAGATTTAAACGTGTTGGCGCAATTTCAGCTTCTAAGGATTGCACATGATCCGTGTAAGCTTGGCGCGTTTTTAATACGGCATTGGTCTTAATCGTTTCTTTCTGTTCTTTAACGGCCTTTTCTAAGCGTAAGCCAACTTTGTTAAACGCCTCTTCATAGTTGCTTAGTACGCCATCAACCGCGTTTACATCAACCATTTGCGCAATGATGTTGGCGCGCAGTGCTTTAATACGAGTTGCCATATCACGGCAGTTTTTACTATTGGCTTCGGCATCTGCAAATTGTTGGTCTGTTGAAAGTTCTGTATTAATCGCGCCTAGATATTCGTCAAACATAGGTGTAATTTCACCTAGATTGCTGGCGGTAATTTCACCTTTAACAACCACGCTAGGCACTGGCAAAGCCTTAATGGTTTCAGCTTCTACCTTTTCAACGATAACGGGCGGCACGTAGGTTGCTAAGTCTTTTTCAAACTGCGCCCAGCCATCAATAATTTGCTGGCGTAACTCTAAATCTGGCATATACCAAGCGTGCTGTTCTTCAATGAAATAGAAATAATGCTTAGTGCCGTCATCATCGGTATAAACATGCTCGGTTTCATTCATGGTTTTTTGCCATTTAGACGCCATGAATAAACATTTTTCGGCGCCACTTACCATGATCTGATGTTCCATTTGGGCGCGATACATCAATGGCAAGTCTTGGCCATCGCCGCCATTACCAAAATGGGCGCGCAATTTATCGTTTAATGATTTATGCTCAAAAATTACACTTTTATCAAACGTAATACCATCAAAAGAGGCGCTAAACTCGCCATCAGTGCCAACAGTAGGCGACAAGCCATCTTGTATGATGGCTTCCGCTAAAGGTCGCGCCAATGCCTCATAAATATGGCCTAAATTAAAAATATCTTGGGTTTTTTCTGATACTTCTGGTTTTAATCCAGTAGCTAATTCATGCAAAAACTGTTCACGTTTTTTGTACTCACTTACACTAAGAACGGTGGCCGTATCGCTGGCGTTTTTGTAGTTAGCACGGTGTTCGTGCCATGCTGCGCTACCTTGTACTAAATTTACTGTTTGCATTTTATTTCTCACTTTCGGCTTGGTTCATTTGAGTGACAAAATCGTCCTGCACTTTTGTTGCTTCACCTTCCACCACTACAGGCCCAGGCTCTACCCATAAAGTGATCTCTTCTTTTTGCGATGCGGTTAGTTTTTTAACGGACTTGGTATCAACCCAATTAAAAAATTCCTCTGTCTTGCTGCCAGACTTAACGCCTTTAAAGTAGGTTTTTTTCCATCTGTCGGTGTTTTCAATAAAGTCTTGATCCGTGTAATAAACCGTTGGCGCTGGTTCAGTTTGTGTATTTCTAGGCATGGGCGTAACGTCTTTTTCTTGCGGTGAACCGTCTTGAATTTCGTCCGCCGTGTAAACGCCCAATATGACGCCTGGTGTGTATAGCCTTGCCCAGCGCTTTTGCGCAAGGTAAGCAAGCTGCTGGCGTGGATCGTCTGCCCATAACGTAGAGTTGCGAACGTTGGCTTGCGTTAATAGCAAGTCTAAGTTGCGAGGTTCATTTTCACCCCTAAGTGTGGCCCACACCTTAACGCCAAGACCCACTTCGTCTGTTGCCGGCCAGTCTGGGAATTTGTATTTTTTTGCAAAGCCTTTATCGTCTGTTTTGGTTTTGCTTTCTACTTCTTTAAACTTGCCTAGAATTTTTGGCCAATCGCCATACCATTCAAAGTGAAAATTATCTCTAGTGGCGCCAGACTGATTAATAGCGGCGGCAACTAACTGCGCCTCATAACCAATAGTGCCATTAACGAAGTGCGTTTTTTGGGCTACTGCAAACGGGTTCATTTTCCATTGTGCGGCTTGCATTACTACCGCTAAACAGTTAGCAGGGTTTTTGCGGTATGGCTCTGGTAACGTTAATGTGCCGCCCGACATAAACGTGGCAACATTCATCATGTGATTCATTGCTTTTTCATCTAAAACCAAATTGTCTGTATTGATAACCGACAATTCGTTGCTATGCGATTGCTCTAAAACTGCGCTCATGGTGTTACTCCTTTTCCAGTTGAATCATTAATTTTTTATATTGAATTGCTTGGCAAGTATCGTTAATGGCTTCTGTTAAAAACTTGCTATTCTGTGTTTGCTTGTAAAAAAACAAAGCACACTTAGCGTTACTTATGCGCGTTTCGTAATTGCGCTTGGCGTTTAACAAATCCCATTTTTTGCCGATGTAGATCATTTGTTGCGCGCTTTTAGCATTGCGTCTGCGTAGGCATAAGCACCTAGTGCAACTGCTTCGTACTCTTTCGCGTCATCATCAACATTAATAAGAAGAGCATCAGTTTTAGATACAATTGCTTGCATCGCTTTAGCCGCAAAGTAATCGCGTAATTCCATGCCTTCACTGAAAGCATACATTCCGCAACCATCTTCGCCATCAAGCCTTAATCTTGCGGCTGGAAATGCTGTATTATTTTTCATAACTAAGCGGCCTCTGGTGATGTAAAAGAAGCCATAACACGGCGACTATCAAGCGATACCACATTGCTAACCTTAACGTCTGGCTTACACACTAAACGCAGGCCAGCCGCTTTAATGTTGGCCACGTCTGCATCGTCTAACTCACGCTTAATGTTGTTTAATTCGTTTAAGTAGTTGTTCATGATTAATTCCCTTGCAGTCTATGTTTGCCAGATGAATATAAATAAAACGTATGGCGCACCCATTGCTTCCTCATAAAATTGCATGTTGGGTAAAGCTCTTTTGAACGAGCAATCAAACCTTTTAAACTTCTGTCTTTCATGATTAACCCTTTATTGAGTTGATAAATAAATGAACATAAAAACAGCGGCGCCAATGATTGCGGCCCTTAAAACGTAAATGCCAAGGCTTTCATCAGTAAGTTCGCTTAATGGATCAAGTAAGTTTTTCATCTTGTACCGTTTCGTTAATGCCGCGTTTTGCGGCGTTAAGTAACGATAGGCCTAACTATCAACAATGTCAATAGGTAACTCTATCATTTTTTACGTGCAGACGAAAAAAAAGGGCTTGTTAGGCCCTTGTGGTACGTTTTGATACTTAATGAGATTGTTACTAGCGCTGGATCATCGCTTTAGCCGCGATAAGAATTGCGGTTTGCGCTTCTGGTGTCATTTGATCTAATACCGCCATCATTTCGGATTTTAGATACCTAACATTATTAAGGTCTTGTTCGCCCTTACCAGTAATTAAGTATTCGGGCGTGGTGCCTAACGCTGTTGCAATCTTAATAAGAATATGCGCTCGATGCTCAGTAATCGTTTCGCTTTCGTAATCAGATATTGTTGGTTGAGATACGCCTGCTAACCTACTTAGTCCACGTTGTGACATATTTTTATCAATTCTCAATTTTTTAATTCTTGCGCCGATAGACATACATTAATCCTTTTTTTCTGTGCTGTACACCACTTAATATGACATAAATGTGACAAATATATTTTTATTGAATAATTCTGGATTGTTTCCCAGCTTATTATTATATAAGCCAACCAAAAAGAGTGGGCTATCAATAAAAACTTGCAAAGTGATAGAGTTGCCTATAGAATTAGACCCTATGACACTAGACCAACTTATAAAACACTTCGGCTCACAGCGAAAAGCGGCTAAAGCGCTTGGTTTATCACAACCATCTATATGCGCATGGGGCCATGGCATACCTTTTGGTAGGCAATGCCAAATCCAATTGTTAACCGGCGGCGTCTTGCAAGCTAATCCAATACAGAAAAAAGCGGCATAACGATGGCAGAAGACCTCTACGATGCGCGAATCAAGATGACGGTACTCACTGCAAAGTGGGTGGCTGCCGAGGTCGCGGCTACCGGAACTAAACAACCAGAAATTCTTAGAGAAGCTTTGCATTTGTACGCCCAATCAAAAATTAATGAGTTCAATTTACGCCATAAATCTTATACAGCAAAGGGATTGCTCGGGGATAACTGGGGGATTAGGGAAGGTAAAGAATGAACTGCACTAACGAAACCTTATTGATTGTTTACCTTTTAATCGGCGTAGCAACTGGCGCTTTTCTAATGTGGGTTTGGATGAAGGACTACGAATGATTAACAACAATACACAAGCAGGCCGATTGCTAGAGCATTTACAAGCTGGCGGCACAATTACCAGTTTAGAAGCTTACACAGCGCTAGGCATTACACAGCTAGCCGCACGCTTAACCGATATTGAAAACGATGGCTACAAGTTAAGCCGAGAATGGATCACTGTTGAAAATCGCTTTAATGAAGATTGCCGCGTGATTCGCTATTCGCTTGATACAAGTGTTGCTGAAAATGCGGACTTATTGAAGGTGGCGGCTTAAATGAACTACTACGAACGGCACTTAGGCGATTATGCGCGTGATACAGGGCATTTAACTATGCTTGAGCATGGCGCTTATACATTGCTTATGGATCGTTATTACGTTAGTGAATCTGGCATACCAGAAGATCAAGCACACAGATTGGCGCATGCCCGTAGTAAAGAAGAAAAACTAGCCGTTGATGCCGTATTGAAAGAGTTTTTTAAGTTAAAAGATGGCGTTTGGATTAAAGGCCGCATTGAAGAAGAAATAACCAAAGCCCAAACCAAAATTAAAGCGGCCCAAGAAAATGGTAAGCGTGGTGGACGCCCTAAATCAAACCCAGATGAATCTAAAAATAAACCCAGTGGGTTATCGTTGGGTTCTGAAAATGAAACCCAAGGCAAAGCTCACCAACCACCAACCACCAATCACCAATCACCAGGTATTAATAAACCCCCCCTTGTAGAAGTTTTACCAGTTGTGGAACCAACACCAATTGGGCGGGTTTGCGTTGCCATCAAACAAGTTTACGACTTGGCAAATAGGCCGATTATTGACATGAACCAAGACAACCCAACGTTTACAGCCTTGTTGGAAGCAGGCGCGACAGTTGGTGAGTTTACTGCCGCCGCAAAGCGATCAGCAGATACGGGCAAAGGGTTTGGTTATTTAATTGCAATTGTTAAGCGAGAGCGCGAAGAAGCGTTGAATCTCAAGCTTCACGTTGGCGCTTTACCAGCAACAAACAGCCGTGAAGCAGGCCGCAACATCGCAGCCAAATCATTCTTTACACCCGAATACACCCAGCACTTGCAGGGCAATCAACCAAACCTAGTGGAGTTAGAAAATGAAGTCAGAGCCATTGCAAATTGAGTGGGTTACTAAGATTTTCATGCGCTTGCATGGCCGTTTTGGTAACGCGTTTTTTGATAAATTCCGCATTGGCGAATTGAATCAAACAGGCCAAGACCTTGGTGTTGAAAACGCAAAGCAAGTCTGGTCGCAAGAATTAACAGGCATCAGCGCAGAGCGAATCAAGGCCGCCCTAGATTCAAATTACGAGTACCCGCCAAGTTGTGACGAGTTCAAAGCAAATTGCAAGGTTAAAGCCCAGCAGCAGGATTACAAAGCTTTGCCAGCTCCGAACAACAAAGAAGCGAACAAAGAATACGCCGATAACGTGGTGCAATTCATCTCGCAAAACGATAAGCCAAAACAGGATTATCGCGCATGGATTAAAAGGGTAATGGCTAACCCTAGCGCATGGCCAGAAATAACGATCCAGAAAGCCAAAGAAGTGTTGGCAGAGCAGGCGGCGTGAAATGCGCCCACTGCGAAACCAACAGCCCACTTTACAACATGACGCAAATTTGTTGTTTAGCGCGCCATGTTGTAAACGGCTTTTACCCAAGCATTGAAGCCAGAAAGAGTTACCCGCAACAGTTGGCCAGTAGATACAAAGTTGATTTAAAAGATTTGATTAATGCAGTTAACGAAACGAAAGGTACGAAATGTTAAGCAATGATTTAAGAGCAGAACTAATAGCAGCGTCCAGGATTGAATCATTAATATCGCGTGGTAATTGCTGGGCCAGAAATGATGCGATAAATGAAATTACAGAACGCGCAATAGCCAGCCAACCATCTGCTTTTCAAGACATTGTTTTGCGCGATAGAAAAAAGAAGTTGAAAGAAAAAACTGCGTTAGTTAATTCTTTGATCGCATAAAAATGATAACGATTAAATCGAATATTGAGTTTTTGACTAATTACGTTAATACACGAAGAGGCGTAGAAGGTAGCGATAAGTACATCAGTGGGATTGAAACTAATCGGCACCTTGACTACGCCATTGAATCATTAATACAAATGCAATCCATCATTGACGATGCCAATACAAGCGAGGTGCAACGTGGCTAAATCATATAAAACATCACTAATTTTAACTATTGCCAGCATAGCAATAGCCTTTAACGCCCACGCAGACGATGGCGCACACGATGAGCCTGTCGTAACACAAAACCCGTTAATCGGCACTACTAGCAATCCTAGCCCTATACGCAATGTACCGACTGCCATAGCGCCAAGTGTGAATAATTCGCAAATTTGCCCGATGGTGATGCAAGGCAGTAAAGCTGGCAGTGTTTTCTTTTTCAGCGCCAGCGGCACGCATAACCCAGACATAGTGGCTTTGTGTGTGGCTTGGCACTTAGACCAGCTGGACGTAGTGGAGCGCATAACTTGTGAGGCTAGCCCTGCGTACAGGCGCGCTAATCCTAATTGTAAATAAATTAATTAACGCATTGGAATAAGGCTAAAAAATGATAACGATTGAGTTGTGCAAAATCTGCGGTAAAGAGCTTGCGAAAGTGACTGAATGTGCTTGGACTAGCTGCCCTAAGTGGTTAGTGGACTGGGATGAAGAGCGCATGGATCGCATCGGCCAAAACGGTAATGATGCGGCAGTTTACGATGAAGTGAAAGCAAAAAATGATTAACAAAGTCCTTTGCAAAACCTGTATGCGCTTTAAAGATCCTGCAACTACTGTCACTCGCTTTGATGCCTCCGGCCGTAAGAAAGTACGTTGTGCGGAGTGTGTGGCTAATATTAAGGCGGCTAAAAAGTGAACCAGATTGTTTTGCATAACGCTACTCAAGGCCACCAAGCTATTACCAAGCTTTGGCCCACGATCAAAATTGACTTAATTGCCGGACATAAAAAGTTAATTGAGGTGCGCGACATTGAGGACAAGTTAAGCGATCAACAAAGACGTTATTACCATGGCTACATTTTAAATGAGGTAGCCAAGCAGGTAAAAGTTGATGGTAATCAGTACAGCCTAGCAACATGGAAAGAGCATTTTAGAAAAACGTATTTAGGCAGTAAGCGCATTAAAACGGTGAACCCGATTACAGGTAAGAAAAGCCATTACATGAAACGAGTAAGCAGCGAGGATTTAGGCGTGCGCGGCTACACCAGGCTTATTGATTTAGTAACCAATGTGGCCACGGCAGATTTAGGCGTGAATTTTTACATTGATTTTGATACATGGATTGCAGAAAACGAGATATGAAAAAACAATCAAAGCGCACCGCGCGCCCTGTAAACAAACACGCGTTTTTAATCGTGATTCAAGGTGTTAAGCCTTTAACAGAAGAGCAGAAATTGCTGCTGTTTAAACGCACGATTAAAGCTCTTAATTCCATGCAGTTCGGCGTGAATCTTACTAAGTACGATTTTACATCGCTATGCGACATGCTCAATGTATCACTATTGCTGGCCGAGAAAGGCAATGGCCGCGATTCACTGCCAGAGCTTTACGAAGCGCGCGAGGCCCTTCAAGACGCAACGCAGCGCTTTATCAATACAGAGAAGCTGGGATTTTACGGCCCCGAATTGAAAGCCGTAAAGGTGGCGCTAACCATTCATCAAGCACAGCTTGAGCTTTGCACATTTGGTGAATTGAATGAGGCTTTAAACGAGCAAGAGAGGCGTATTGCAAAGGGTAAGACTTATAACCGTGATGGTGATTTAACAATACAACAGAGGATAGCAGCATGAAAAATATTGAAGTAGCAATTTATGAACAAAATAACGAAGAAATAAAAGACATAGTTACTTTTGTTTTAGAGAAAAAAGGCATTACGTTAAAGGATTACGATATGGAAATTCTTAGTAAAAAACAGCGCCATCGCTTATTTTTAGCGGCAAAGTTGATGATGATTACTTTTGGCACGCCAGAAGAATTGGAAGAAGAATATCACCCATCGCCATTGTGTGATGGCTGCGGTCTTTTATAGCAATGTTGATAACGAGAGTAAAGCGGCATGAAAGTATCTGAACGCTTGCACCTTGCCAAAGTGGCCGCGCTTGGTTGCATTATTTGCCAACGCCAAGCAGAAATCCATCATATCCGCCATGGCGTAGGTATGGGCCAGCGCAGTAAGCACGATAAAGCAATCCCACTATGCCCAGACCATCATCGTACAGGTGGCCACGGCGTAGCTTTGCATGCAGGGCAAAAAACGTTTGAGGCTAATTTTGGTACTGAATTACAACTTTTAGAAAAAACGATTGGATTAATTAATGTGTAGAGTAAACGACACCTCGCAAGATTCAATCCCGATTCGCCGCGCTATTCTTGCGTTGCTAGACGGTAAGAAGTTAATCGGCAAAGACATTCACAAACAACTCAACACGCAAGACAGTTACAACAGGTTTTCTTATCACATGGAAGTATTAGTAACAGCCGGCAACATTAAAAAAGACGGCAAACAGGGCAATAACTTTTTATATAAAGTGATAAACCCAGATTATCAGCCTACTTTTTACGAAAAGGGCGATGAAGAGGAAAGTAGTGAGCCGTTAAGGATTGTTGGCAATAGAACAATTGTGTCATGTGACTACAAAGACAATTCAATCACCAGGCAAAAGCATAGCCCGTGGATTGGTTCAAGTTTGGGGGGGTTATGATTATAGGAATTGATGCCGATTTTGTAGCAAGCGGCGTAGCTACTCTTAACCAAGAATCTAAGCGCATTGAAATGACAAATTTAACGTTTGTTGAATTACTTTTGTACGTGAGAAAGCACAAGGACGATATTGCGTGCGTTTACCTTGAGGCTGGCTGGCTGAACTTAAAGGCAAGCTGGCACGCGGCAAGCAATATGAGCGTGGCGGCAAAAATAGGCCGTAGCGTTGGACTTAATCACGCCACTGGCATTTTATTGCAACAGTGTATTGAGGCCGAGCAAATCAAGGTTGTATTGGTAAAACCCACAAAATCAAAGTTGGACGCTGGACAGTTTGCAAAATTGACAGGCATTAAGACGCGCACTAATTCAGAAACGCGCGATGCCGCAATGCTTGTTTTCGGTAGATAAATTACAGGGCCTATAAATGAGTGAATATAACAAAAAAGATATGCAGGATTTAATCAAGCGCCATTTAGATTGGCTTTACACGCGCCGATTTTACGCACCGCCGCAACAGGTTAATATCCTGGCAAGGCTTCAAGTAGACAGGCGCAGAAGCACTGAACCACCAGACGCGCGTAATGATTCAATGTGTGCGGCCTATAATTTAATAATTGAAGATGCAGCAAAATGTGACACGGCTTACTTTAAAGCCTTTTTCTTTGTGTATTACAAAGATTTTCGCATTGATCCGCAAACAGGAAAGCCAACGCTTTTAAAGACGCTGGCTGATGAACTTGGAATTGATGCAAGCAGTGTGTACGACAGAGCAAAGATTGCAGCGACTTACTACTACAACCTTACAATTAAGCTGAATGACTTAAACGCTAAGTTGCAAAGAGAAGTAGAGGAATTTATTGACTAGGATTAGTATCTTCAAGCGTATTGCGCAACCAGCGCACGCCTAGCGCCTTTAGCTTTGCCCAATGAGCATCGCTAAGGCGTATGGTACGGTTAAGCGCTTTATCTTCTTTAATCGGTGCGCCAGCGTTAGGGCGTGCGCCGCCGCGTGGTTTAGTTGGCATTTTTAATTTCTTTCAGAATCAATCTGCCTATGTTATCCCTAAATTTGTAAAAAGCGTTTTTATGTTCGTAAGCTTGAAGCATTAGCAATGTTGTTTTTTTACTTAACTCATTGCTTTCATGATCGAAATAAATCCTAAAATCATCTTGTATATCGAATACACCAAGAACCGAGCATACCGCCATGTAGTTGATAGATAAGTAATGCTTTTCGTTAGCCTCGCACCAATCCCAAACCTTACTCAAGCTTTTGTTTGAAAGCGCCACAAAGCGCTTTTCTTTATTGTCCATGATAATTCCTTATAAATTTAAGTCTGGTAAGATTTTAGCTAATGCTTGCAAGCCTTTTGACGCCTCGCATTGCGCCTCGTAGTTATCCATAAAGCCAGGATCAGTTGCATAGCGCAGTAGATTAGCAAGCGAAGTCATCGCAATTGAAACGGCCAGTAGCGTTTGGTCTGGTTCTGGCAATGCGTTTAAAGTTGGTTTTTGATTATCAGTCATGTTAATAAACTCCTGCTTCTGCATCTCTTATTAACTGCAAGCCACCTAAACCAAAGACATTTTCTAAAATATCCACATCATCATCTAAATCATGATTTCTAAGAATAGCTAATATCCTTTCATTGCTTGGTTCTTCACTCATTAACGCGCTAGAATTGGCGTTGCTTTCTTTGATTTCGTTGATAATCTGTGTAAGTATTTTGTTCATTGCTTCTGTGTGTGTCATGATGTTCCCTTCTTTTGTGTTAATCATTTAGGCAGCTCTGAAATAACGGCCACATTCAGTACCAAGAACGCCATTCATATCAAGTTCACCATAAATCATAGGCAGTTCGTTAATATTAATTTCAATTGCATCAAATGGCTTAAATTCTTCACGTTGAGTAAATACTGATTTGTTTGAAATAATGTAGTTATCAGTACCGTTCCAAACAATTTTAGTGTTAGTCATTTTAGTATCTCCATTTTGGCTTGCGTGATTGCTTACCTGATGTAGCTATAATATACCTACTATTGAATAATGCAATGTCAATTATCAATATAAGTTGAATAAATTAGTCATTGTTGTTTTTTAGGATAAAAACCCAATAAAAAGGCTTCCTAAAATTCAGAAATATTTGATATGATGTTGAAAACGTGGGATCTAAGACTACGTTTTTTGTGTTAATCCTTCCCAGAGCTAATTTGCCCCGATGTTTGGGGCGTTTTTTTGGGGATTGCGCTAAGAAGTAAGATTATTAGGCATTATTGGCAAGACACGCCGGAATTTCGGTAATAATCTTACTTATTAGTGTTTTTGTTATTTCATTTGATTAAACTTTGGTATAATATTTAACAGTGTTATTCCGTCTAGTCTGAAATATGACTTGGCAACAAGCCCTCATACGAGTCCAATCGTATTTGGGCTTTTTCTTTTGAGATTGCATTAAGAAGTATGGTCGTTGAATGGTATAGAGTGCTGGAGTAATTCAGTTCTGCGCTAATCAATCTGTTCGCTACTGGAAACCGAGAGCCAGTCAAAACAATGGCCATACTTGTTAGTGTAGCGATATAAATTAAGTGGCGAGTTAGTTCAAAGCTTAGAATAACAATCTTAATGATTGTGGGTTGGGGGCGCAGTTCCGAACTCCCTACATGCCACCGTTAAACGCGGATAGATTTATAAACAGGAACACACTAACAAAAGAAGCTCATTCTTAACGGAATGGGCTTTTTGCATTTTCACGCATACAGATTGCACCCAAAGAAGCTCGCGCAAGCGGATAAGAGTAAGGGGTAAACAATTATGTCTGATACACAAAGACAGTCTGTAGCCGTGAGAGTGACACCCGCTATTCACACCATTGATGATTGAGCCGCGCCCAAAAAGCAGGGGAGTAATCACGGTCGTATATTTACGACACACAAGAATAGCCACGCTTAACCGCTTCTCTCTTCAACAAATTTAATAAGAAAGGCAACACATGGCTTCACCAGTAGAAAGCGGCGAAGCCGTGACAACATTAGCAGTAGCAGTAGCCGCGCCTAGCCTGGCTTTGCTATTCACGGCTTGGCCTTTCGGTATTGCCTTTATCGCAAGCTGTGTAGCACTGATCTATGTAGTGCGCATGGACTTAGATATTGCGGTAAAGAATATTATCGGCAGCACGCTAATTGGCGGCGCCATTTCACAATTAACCGCTATACCGGTATTGGCGATCATTAAACAAACGCGCCCAGAGCTTTTAAATTGGGCCGAAAACGCACAAATGCCGATGACAGCGATACTTGCCATCATTATTGGCTTATTGGCGCAACAGCTAATGCCTAAAATATTAAACCGCTTAGGTAAAGTGGTGGACGGGGATAAGTGAAATGTTACTTACGTTATCAAAGCTTCTAATTTATGCGTCTTTACTCTTGCTTGCTTTTGGTTGCATCCAGACAGCCAATAAAATGAATAAAAGCTCTTGTGCATGCGAACGCCACGGAATGGCTGCAGTGATTGTTGGTTGTACCACTTTCTACCTCGCTTTATTTTACAACTTAACGCGAGAATATCTCATTCTTTCTTTAGTGCCGCTAATATCTGGCATTGCGCTTTGGTTGATTGTCAGCGATCCAAGTTCGCATCATAAGTTCGATAAGATCGCTACTGACCTAAAAATGCGCGCAATCATGGCGCTAGAACTGATTAAAAAACTATGACTGATACTAGGGTATTGGCTAAATCAAAAGAAATGGCTGAAAAAGTAAAGAAATTGAAAGTGGCGCCAAAGCAGAACAATAAAGGCGAATTACAACTTACTGGTAGAGCAAGTTCTTACACTCTTGAAATTGGTAATGCTATCTGTGAACAAATTGCAAACGGCGTAAGTTTACGCAAAATTTGCATGGCAGAAACAATGCCTGGAGCTTCAAGTGTATTCAGATGGTTGAATGAGAATGTTAGCTTTCGGGAGCAATACGCGCGCGCCAAGGAAGAACAAGCTGAAACGCTGGCAGAAGAGATTATCGAGATTGCAGACGATTCAGCAAATGACACTTACATTGACGATAACGGAAATGTAAGAACAGACAATGAAGTTGTTGCACGTTCCCGCTTAAAAGTTGAAGCGCGTAAATGGGTAGCATCAAAATTAAAACCGCATAAATACGGGGATTCAATCAATTTAAACCATTCTGGCAAGGTAGACCTAACTAATGAACAACTTGAATCTAAGCTTGCTCAGTTATTCAGAAAAGCAGGAATTACTGGCGCTGATGGAGTTGAAGAAATACCGGGCGGATCGACTAAAGATTAAAACCTTCTTTCAAGATGAAGGTGATTTTGGCCGTGCTAACTATCCAAAGCAGATGGAGTTCTTTGAAGCTGGCGATAAATATCGTGAGCGTTGTTTCATGGCTGGCAATCGAGTTGGTAAAACAATCGCAGGCGCTTTTGAGGTTACATCGCATTTAACAGGCGATTATCCGCATTGGTGGCTTGGTTATTACTTTGATCGTCCGATTAGAGCATGGGCCGCAGGCAAGACGAACGAAACCACACGCGATATTGTGCAAGAAAAACTACTGGGCCAAGTGATTGGTTCTGGCCCAACAAAAGGCGTAAGCGGCACTGGCATGATACCAGGTGACTTAATCGGTGATATTAACTGGAAGCAGGGCGTACCTGATTTAGTTGATAACGTGATGATTAAGCATGTAAGCGGCGAATGGTCTATGTTGGGTTTTAAGAGTTATCAGCAAGGCCGTGGTTCATTTGAAGGCACCGAGCAAGATTTTATCTGGCTGGATGAAGAGCCGCCAATGGACGTTTACGGCGAATGTTTAATAAGAACTGCCACTACAAACGGCAGGATTGTACTGACATTTACTCCGCTTGAAGGCATGAGCGAAACCGTGATGCAGTTTATACCGCAAGGCGTAGCTACTTAATGCCACACGTTACGAGTTCCCGCTATTTAGTAATGGCGGGTTGGGATGATATTCCCCATTTAGACGCAACGGTTAAGCGTGAGCTGCTAGATTCAACCCCCGCTTATTTGCGCGATGCCCGTTCAAAAGGCGTCCCGACTTTAGGTAGTGGGCGCATTTTTACCGTTTCAGAAGAATTAATTAGCGTACTAGCGTTTGCAATCCCTAAGCACTGGCTTAGGATAAATGCGATTGACTTTGGTTGGGATCACCCATTCGGTTCTGTATGGATGGCCTATGATCGCGACACAGACACGATGTATGTAACGGATACTTACCGTATGCGTGAATCAACCCCTGTTATCCATGCGGCCGCGATTAAGCCGCGTGGTGAGTGGATTCCAGTTGCTTGGCCGCATGATGGATTACAAAGCGAAAAAGGCAGTGGAATAGTATTGCAAAGGCAATATCGTGAACAAGGCTTGAATATGCTGGCCAATCATGCGCAATTTGTACCAGAAGGCGCAGACGGTGAAACAAGAACTAGCCGCACATCGGTTGAGGCTGGATTGATTGGCATGCTGGATATGATGCAAACAGGCCGCTTTAAAGTGTTTAGCCATTTGAATGACTGGTTTGAAGAGTATCGCATTTACCACCGCAAAGACGGCAAGGTTGTTAAGTTGATGGATGACTTACTTTCTGCCACTCGATACGGCTACATGACGATCAAGCAACACGGCGAAATTGAGCCGAAAGAAAAATTTAAAGCAATACCCCGAAGATTCTCATGGAAAGCAGGCGGTTAATGGATAGTTTAGATGAAAGCAAGCAAGGCGGAACCGTAGAAACGGACGATAACGCCCTGAGCTTTCAAGAGTACGAAGACATCCTTGACGAGATTAAACAGCAACCTAACTTTCGTATTGAATCAGACAAGTGCGCGGACTATTACGATGGCAATCAATTAGATTCTGAAACATTAAAAAGAATGGGCGAGCTTGGCATTGCACCCATCATTGAAAACTTATTTTCACCTACGATTAACGCCATTTGTGGCTTAGAAGCTAAGACACGCAAAGACATTCGCGTGACTACGGCCAACGATGAAGAGTTCGCGGACCTAGCGGATGCTATTAGCCAGAAGCTTTTTGAAGCGCAGAAAGAAGCGCAATCAGACCGTGCTAACTCACAAGTATTTAAGTCTGCCGTTGTTGCAGGCATTGGCTGGATTGAAGTAGGGCGCAACACAGACCCATTTAAACCGCCATACCGTTATGAGTACGTGCATAGAAACGAGATTTTCTATGATATGAAATTTAAGAATCTGGATTACAGCGATGGATCGTACTTAGTTAATGCGCGCTGGTATCACGTTAAGCATTTGCAACAAGTATTTCCGCAGCATAAAGAAATGCTGGAGCATATTGGTAGCGGCTGGATTGACCATGAATCAATCCTTTCTACCCAAAATACAGGCTTATCCAACGCTTTTGAGCAAGAGCGCAAGCTAACACTCGATGAAAACACATGGCGCAAGACAAACAGCAAGCGGCTACGTTTAAACGCTGTCTGGTATAAGCGCTGGGTGAATGGCTACATCATTGAATTAAATGGTGGCTTGGTTGAAGTGTTTGACGAGAATAAACCAATGCACATGCAATCGGCTTATTCCGGTTCAATCGTTCGTAAGGCTAATTACACCACATGGCGCTTATCCTGGTGGGTAGGTGCGCATAAGTTAGATGACATTGCGAACCCGTTTAAAAATGGCAAGCTGCCGTTCATTCCATTCTGGGGCCATTTAGAAGATTTAACCAATGTGCCGTATGGCGCAGGCCGTGGCATGATTACCATGCAAGACGAGATCAACGCGCGTAACAGTGCGCAGATTTACTTGCTGGCATCAAAACGTATCATCATGACCGAAGGCGCAACCATTGATGACATTGAACTGGTCCGCCAGGAAGCAGGCAGGCCAGATGCCTTGATATTGCTTAATCCAAGTGCTATGCAACAAGGCGGACGCTTTGATATTACAACCGATGCAGGCTTAAACGCCCAGCAATATCAAGCGCTATTGGATAAACGCCAAGCAATTAAGAACGTTGCCGGCGTGTATGCGGCCTTTGAGGGTTCAAGCAACAATCAATCGGGCGTGGCTTTAAATGCGGCAACAGAGCAAAGCTCACAAACACTCGCGACTTTATACGATAGCTACGAAACGTCTAAGGCATTGGCTAATGAATTTCTAATGTCACTCATTATTGAGGATATTGGCGATAAGCCTACGACTGTCACCGTAACCAGTGATTACAAACCCGCTAAACAAGTGGGCTTAAACATGGTGGCCGCAGACGGCACGATCAGCAACCAGGTACAAATGGTGCGCTTAAAAGTGGCCTTATCAGACGTGCCGAACTCTACAAGCCATCGCGTACAGACCTTGCAGTATTACACCCAGTTTATGCAATTTGTACCGGACATTTATAAACCGGTGTTCTTAAAACATATGACCAAGCTCATGGACGTTGGCAGTGCGGATAAGAAAGACATTTTAGAAGCGATTGCTAAGATCAATGGTGAAGAGATGCCGATGCAAGCTAAAACGCCAGAAGAGGCCCAGCAAATTGCCGCGATGAAAGAACAGGCGATGAAGCAGGCTGAAATGGCGATGCAAGATGCTGAACTTAACCTGGCACTAAAAAGCGCACAAGTTGAGAAGTTGAAAGCCGAAGCACAGCGCTTATTGACTGAAAACAATGGCACGGACGCTGAAAAAGAAGCCTTGCAAGATAAAGTTGAAGAGTATGAGAACGACTTGATGCAGGCGGCCAATGAATTTGATACCAAGCGCTTAGAGATTGAAGAGCGTAAGAACACGGCGTTAGAAGTGGCCAAGATTCAAGCCAATGCACAGATTCAAATTGCGCAGATGACTAGCCAAGACAAAATTTTGATTGCACAGCTACAGTCCGAGCAAGACGAGATTGAGAAAATACTAGGCATGAATCAACAAGCCGCAACACTTTAAACAGTTTTATTCGCAGCCCAGCGCACGGGCAACCAAGAACGCCAGCCTAGTGCTGGTTTTTTTACACCTAACCACCGCTGAATAAGCGGCTTTTTTTAATATCCTTACCGCAACCCAGCGCACGGGATGGCTTAGGCCATAGGAGCAAATGATGACAACAGCAACGTATGACGATTTATTAAACAACCCTGACAAGTTAGCCAGCATGAGTATGGAAGAGATTGAGGCGTTTACCGCTTCATTGGACGACAGCCAGACAGGTGAACTAAAAGACGGTGAACCAGTGGAATCGCCTGCCACACCAGAGGTAGTTAATAAGCCAGACGTAGATAATCCAAAAGGCGTACAAGACAAATCGGGCAGTAGCATTATTCCCTATGAAGTTTTAGTAAGTGAGCGCAACAAGTCAAAAGAACTAGCCGAAAGACAAGCAGAAGCCATTGCGCGGATTGCTGAACTAGAAGCTCAAGTTGCTAATGGCAAGGCGGCCACAACCAATGCCGAACTGGACGAATCGTTATTTTTAAGTGAAGAAGAACTTGAAGCTTTAGCGGACGAAATGCCAGCAGAGGCAGAACGTACGCGCAAGATGCAAGACTTCGCTAGACGCCAGGCCAACGCTTTGCAACAAAAAGAAGCGGACACCCAGCGTTTGCAACAATCTTTGGTGGTGAACACGACCCAGATTGCCATTGATTCAGTACCTAAGCTTGCTTTTATTCAAGCAACTAAGCCAGCGTTATTCAGCTTGGCCGTAAGTATTGACAATCAATTGCAACAGGAAGCAGAAACCAATCCAGAAATTGCGGCCATGAGTTTAACCGAGCGCTTTGCTTTAGCGGTAACAAGGCTAGAGGAAGAAATCGGCACTGAAATTGACGTTAAAAAATCATCTAAGCCAACATCAGAACAATTAAAACAAGCAGCTACACAAGCGAAAACGGCGGCTGACACTAAAGCCAGTACAACCCCATTATCCATGGCGGACATTCAAGGCGGCGCAATTCCTGCCGCTGATGAATATGCCAACTTCTTTGAGAAGTCGCCACAAGATATGGAAGTTGCATTAAGCAAGATGACAGAAAGCCAAAAGAACGCGCTCTATGCGCGAATACGCTAATTAAATATACCGAAACGACCCGCCTAGTGCGGGTTTTTTCATATTAGGAGTTATACAAATGCAAACTACAGTACCAGCAAATAGCCCACAGGCCGCCCGTTTAATCGGCGTTGCACTGTTCTCAGAAACCCAACAACAAAATACCAAGCTTCGTATGATGGCTGGCCCAAAGCCAACTATGGCCGAAGTAGGTAATAAAATTGAGAAACAACAATCATCACCAGATATGCCGTTGATTGAGATCTACGATCTTGCCAACACAGCCGGCCAATCAGTAACCGTTGATTGCTTTAATATCTTAACGGCACAACCGATCATGGGTAGTAAAAATGCCGAAGGTTTAGGCACACCACTTTCATTTTCAAACATGGAATTGGGCTTAAACCAATGGACATTCCCTGTATCTGGCGGCGATAACTTAGCGCAACAACGTACTAGCATTCAATTGCGTGAGTTAGCCCGTAAATCGGCACCTGGTTTAGTATCCCGCTATTGGGAGCAACGCCACTTTGTTCATGCAGCAGGCGCGCGCGGTTCACAAATCAATCGTGACTGGACTATCCCGTTAGAAACAGATCCTAACTACGGCGCTGTAATGATTAACCCAGTTAAGGCCCCAACATTTAACCGTCACTACGTTGTATCTGGTACGGACTTGATTCAAGGCGGCCAACAATTAGGTTCAATCTCAAGCACTGATACGTTGAAATTGATTCACTTAGATGGTCTACGCAACATCATTGATACTTTACCGTTCACATTGCAATCTGTGAAATATCAAAGCGATTATGCGTCTACTGATAGCGCGATGTGGGTGTACTTTGCGCCACCAGGCCAATATTCATCTTTATTGCAAGAAGGCGCCTTACGTTCATTCCAAGCAAATGCTAAAGAACGTGCGACATACTTCAAAGATGCGCGCCATCCATTGTTTGCCGGTGAGTGCGGTATGTGGAATGGTATTTTAGTGATTAAACAAACGCGTGCAGTGATTCGCTTCTTAAAAGGTGATTCAACCAACATCATTACTGGTGCCAACAAAGCAACAGGCGTGGAATCAGCACAAGTAGTTAATGCGGCTTTGACAAACGGTTTTGAAGTGCAGCGCGGTATCTTAATGGGCGCACAGGCTTTGGCTTGCGTGTACGGTAAAGATTCACGTTCTGGTACGCATTACTCATGGAGCGAGGTTGATTTAAACCATGGCCGTGATAAAGAGTTCGCTGTGTACGGCATTGAAGGTTCTGCCAAAATTCGTTTTGATGTACCTGACGAGTTCGGCGTAAAAATCCCAACAGACAACGGCATTATCGTAGTGGATTGCGCCGCTAAGATCGTAAACGTTTAATCAACAGCCCCCTTAATTGGGGGTTAATCATTTTAAAAAGGAATCAACATGCCACGTATCAATTTAAACGATGCTGCATTAAAACGTTATACCTCGCCTTTATTGGGCAATTCATGGGTAGAAACGTACAAATGCGCACAAGCCGCCGCTATTGGCGACACCATCAATTTCGGTATTATCCCAGCAGGTATTGATGTAAACACAGTCGTTATTGTGACTGATGCCGTTGCGCTAGGTACTTTGTCGCTAGGTTTTGAGCCTGTAGGCGTAGCGCCAACAGCAAACTCAACCCAGTGGTTCAGCGCGCAATCAATCGCAACAGCAGGCCGCTTTGTATCAGTATCACAACCATTGCTTTTTGAAGGTGATGTTCGCATTATCGGCACATTAGGTGGCGCGGCTTTAGTAGCGGCAAACAAAGTCACTGTATTAGTCAATGGTGAATCAGTAGGTTCATTGTAATTAGAACTTAGATAATCTTAATTAAGATTTAAACCAAAAGGGCGGGTGTAATAACCTGCCCTTTTTTATAAAGGATTCAAGATGTATATCGGCGTTAAGTATATTGGCAAGAATGAAAGCAAAGAAGATACGATTTGCAACACGGGTGCAGTCTGGACTAATGGCGAAGTATTTAACTTTGAAGAAGAATCTGCCAAAAAGCTAGCCGTGCATACTGATAGTTTTCAATTGGTGGATATGTCACCAGACGTTAAAACCTATTCCAACAAGCAGGTGAACACGGTAGATAGTTATGAGCCGTTCCCTAGCCTTGCCACCATGGATAAAGAACAAATTGCGGCATTAGCCAGTGTTCGCTATGGCATTAAGATTGATATTGAAGGCCGCGAAAAGGACGAGGTAATGTTTGATGCGTTAAATCGCATTAAAGCCGCCAGCTTACGCGCAGACGCGACAGCACTAGGCACTTCTATCTTGCCGGTTGTTTCATTAACGGTAACGGAAGATGAATACAAAGCTTATATCGCAGGCAAGCTTGAGTTGAAATTGTTGCCAGTAGGTGCAAAAGCGCCGCAAATGTTAAGCGAAGTTGATCAAGCCGAAGCGGTAGAGGCATTAAAAGATGCAGCCCCAGACCTTAGCATTGGTGATTTGCCAGAAGAAACGCCATTGGCAGAACAAACGGCAGAGAAAGCCGAGCCAACATTACCAGAGCTATTAGCAAGCCTTAGTTCTAAAAAAGACTTGCAAGACTTAGCCAAAGAAAACGGCGTGTCATACGCCAACAGCATGACCGAAGCGCAACTACGCGCCAAGTTATTACGTGAATTGACTAAATAATGTCAATGCAAGCAGTCGTTAATTTAGCGCGCCTTGATCTGAATGATGATGACAAGGTGCGTTATCCCGATTCTAAGCTACTGCCTTTTGTGAATAACTTTATCCAAGAGGCCGTAAAGAATCGGCCCGACTTGTTTTTGGGTAGTTTTTTAAGCTTGCCAGACGATAATTTAAAATTGGTTGATACATTCCCCTTGCCTAACAAATATAAACGCGCCTGCGCGGACTTTGTTATAGCCCGTTCTAACTTATTGAACACAGAGGACGGCAAAATACCGCTTGCTTCGGCTTATATGGGTATGTCGGCTAAACAAGGCGGTGTTGCATGAGCCAGATTAACTTTGATTACTTTCTGGATGACGTGGTGCCTAGTGTTATTGGTGCCGAAATTCCATTGATCTTGCTGCACATTCGCAATGCGGCTATCCGCTTTTGTGAAAAGTCATGGGCGTGGCAATTGGATGGCTTGCCAATTGATGTAATCGGTTCAGAGCCTACCTATCCATTGGTTTCACCCAGCGATCAAGCTGAAATTGTGAAGATTATGAGCGTTAAATTAAACGGCAAGTTGCTAGACGTTAGTTCACTGCCTGCAATTGAAGCGGTTTATCACGATTCATCCTACAGAAAAGGCAATCCGCACAGTTATTGGCAAGATTATGTCGAGCAGTTGAATTTATTCCCCATGCCAGACTTCTCAAAAGAGGCGGGCTTAACGTATCGCATGGCCTTACGCCCTAGCCGTACAGCGGAAGGCATGGATGGATCAGTGGCTAAACGTTACTTTGATGCAATCAGTGACGGTGCCAAAGCCAGTTTATTTGAGATTCCAAACAAGCCATGGAGTGATGGCCAAGCGTCTAGCTTTCATTCACAACGATTTAACGTGATGGCCACGCACGCACAGACCGAAGTTATGCGCGGCTTAGGACGTGGACCTATCCGAGTTGTAGGGCATACATAATGATTAATCATATTATCGGTTCAACATTCAATAAGATTTGCGTCTACAAAAACGATTTAGGTGTGCCGCAAGACATTACCAATATTGACATTAAAGCGCAGATTTACACGCTTGATCGCGTACTGATTGCAACGCTTTTGATGACAAAAATATCCCCGTTACAAGGCGTATTTAGATTGCGCACGGAATCTGTTGGATGGCCAGACGGCCAAGCGATCTTTGATATTCGCTTTGTGATTGCTGGCGATGTGGCGTTTACAGACAGCACTAAGCTTAATTTGATTAGTAGCTTTACCCAGCCTCTATGATTACCAGTATTCAAGACGCGCAACCACGGTACTTGGTAGACATTACCGATGCAGTAGACGGCAGCACGATCACGCTGGATAGCACAGTTACGAAAGTGGTTGAGGTGAATAGCCAGGCCACAATCTCAATTACCGAAGCAATACCGATTAACTTTATTGCGGCCAGTAGCATTATTGCGTTTAAGTTAATCACCACAGACGAAACAGGCAAAGCAGTTTATGCAGATGCGAACAATTTATCGCATGTGCATAGTGTGTTTGGCGTAGCCGCCACATCAGCGGCCACAGGTAACAATATTATCGTGAAGCGTAGCGGCATTATTACCAATACCGGTTGGACTTGGACGGCTAAACAATTTTTATACCTTGGTTTAAACGGGGATATTACCCCAAGCCAAGTCGGACTTATTTGTGTGTCTATTGGCTACGCAATTAACGCAACAGAAATACTATTAAACATTCAAACAGGAACCATAAGGGGTTAGATCATGCCAGCAAAAAGCTTTTTACGATTAGTCAGCGGAGTTATTACTGCAATTACAGGAACAGTGACAAGTGCAGGCGCCGCCAATGATGGTGATTTCCCTGTTTTAGACGGCACGGGCCGATTAGATTCAAGCGTTATGCCCGTTGGTATTGCCGCCGACACTTACACATCAACGGCAGGCGAAATTCTAGCGGCAGGCGCTTTTGTGTACATTACCAGTACAGGCACGATTTCCAATGCAAACGCCGCATCAGGCGGTAACGCGGCGCGCGGCTTTGTACTAGCGGCTTCGGCGGCAGCGGCGGCGGCCACCATCTTTTTTGAAGGCCGCAATACGGCTTTAGCAACACTTACCATTGGCGCACGTTATTACTTATCAGACGCAACAGCCGGCGGCGTGACTGCAACGCCTGTATCTGGTGCCGGTAAAAAACATCAGTTCTTAGGTTATGCGGTAACAGCTTCTTCGCTTGACGCTGAAATTGACGACTTCGTAACGATCTAATGGCCACGTTTGTTAGCATCATCAATGGTATTGCAACACTGTTAAGCGGTATTGCGTCCAGCGCTGGTGCAACAAATGCGGGTGCATTGGCGCAATTGGGCGCAGACGGACGGCTAGATCAAAGCTTAACGCAAGGTGCTGTAACCAATACACCTGCCGCCGCAGGAACAGCCACACTGGATTTAGCTGTTTCAAATGAACAACGCATTACCATGCCAGCAGGCAATATCACCATTGCGCTATCTAACGACACTAATACTAAGCGCTTCATTATCTCGATTACACAAGATGCGACGGGCGGTAGAACGGTAACTTGGTTCGCTGGTATTAGTTGGGCGGGTGGCGCAGTGCCAACGCTTACAACAGCGGCAAGCAAGCGCGATGTGTTTGGATTTATCCGCACAGGCGCAGGCACTTACGATGGTTTTATTGTAGGCAATAATATTTAAGGGCAATAATGGCTGACAATACTCTACAGAATGGAACGGCGTTAATCGCGACTGATGAAATAACTCAGCTTAACGGAGTAACAGTTCCAGCAGTGCAAGCGCAACGCGTTAAGGTAATTTTTGGTTCAGACGGTATAGGGCGTGATATAGATCCATCAAACCCATTGCCCGTTTCATTTCCGTCAGGTAAGAACACTGTCACGATTGCAGATACGCAGGCGGATATTCATGGCCAATTAGTTGAAGTGACGCGAATTTCGCAAATTTCCACTAAGTTTTTTCAGCAAGCCCCATCCAGCTTTTTAACCGTCACTGTTTCGGGTGGTGCGACAGCAACAGGGCCAACAGCGGGCGCAGGCGTATTCTCTACTAGCACAGCGGTAACGGCGGCATTACTAGCTCAAACGCCTGTTGGTATTTTATACGCGGCACAGTATGAAGCATGGGCAGTGTTATCAGGTGCGTACACGACACCAACATCGGCCGCCAGCTTTCAACGGCTTGGCATTTACGATGCAACCAATGGTTACAGTGTTGGTTATAACGGTTTAACTTTCGGTTTATGGGTTCGTGTTAATAGCGTAGATACTTTTATCGCACAGACAGCATGGAACAAGGATGTTTTAAACGGCGCGGCTACTAGCCTATTTACAAGTAATAACGCACCAGTGGCATTGGTACCTACGAACATGAATATGTTTCGCATTAGGTTCGGTTGGTACGGCGGCGTTTCAGCTTTTTTCGAGGTCTACGCACCTGACGGTCATTGGATAATAGTACATCAAGTACGTACAGCCAACTCGCAAATCGGTGTGAATATCACAATGCCCGATTTACCCATGACGGTTGAAGTGAATAAAACCGCATCGGACGCAACGAATTTAAGTATCACATGCGGGGGGTGGGCAGCTGGCATCACTGCCCCTTCTTCTGGCGCAAACTTAGGCGGCCAAAAGTCTATCGCGGCTTTAAATGCGGCGGTTAATATTCCCGTGTCTGGTATTGGGGAGCTTTCTTTTGCTATTTCAGGCACATGGGTGGCAACACTTTCATTTCAAAGCAGTTTAGACGGATTAACTTGGATTGCTGATTCTGCTTTAAATAGCATCACTAAAACGTTTGCAACTTCAACCACAATCAATGGCACGTTTAAAGCAGCGGTTTCTTCAAATCGTTTTTACCGATTAATTGCTACAGCTTTTACGTCAGGTAGCACAAATATTTCATATAGTGGTTCAAATACAAATAATTTTGTCATATCACAATCGCTCATTACAGATAGCAACAATGGCCCAGTAACGGTCAAACCAGCGTCAACAGCGGCAGTAGCGGCTGATATGGCTTTAGTAGTAGCATTACATCCTACAACACCTTTACCAGCAGGAACGGCCAGTATAGGCACAGTCCAGCCGCCAGCGATTACAAAAGGTACTCAAGGCACTGTTGGTATTACTACGCAGGATTTAAAAGATGCAGGCCGCAATCTTACAACCTATTTTATGGCACTGCCTATTGTTACAACCGCTGCTGATGCATTAGTTTCTTTAACAAGTTACAAAAATGGTGCGGCTGTTACCGCCGCGACTACGCCAGCCGTAGTAACTACAGGTAAAACGTTAAACATCACTAGCGTACATATTAACTATCTTTCGGTTGCAACAGGCGGCGGCGTTCGTATTAGTTTACGTGCCAATACTGCTGGATTAGCGGCTTTAGCTTCACCTGTTGTACAAAGTTGGTTTGTGGGTGGCCCAACTTCCGCAACCGCTGGCTTGTGGGCTAACGTAAGTATTCCCCTGCCTGATGGTTTAGAGTTTGCGGCAGGAACAGGATTAGCGGTGTCTATTGTGGGCATCAGTGCAACTGGTGTTGCCGCCGCTGCTGGTTACGCTACAGCATCAATCACAGGTTACGAATACTAAGGCGGGATAAATGCTACTACTACTTAGACCGAAACCACTTGTTGCACCAACTAATCCAGCCTTCTTGTTGATGATGCTGTAAGCCGTTAAACATTTTTTAGATTTAAAACAAAGCTCACTTATGTGGGCTTTTTTATTGGGGATTCACTATGCAACTACGATTTGTTACTTCGTTAAGTAACGCGGCACAAGGCAGGGATATAACGGGTAATTTTGTGCGCATGCTTAACGGCACTTCGCACATTATTAGCACGGTTGACTTGGATTACTTTGTTTCGCGGCCTAACCATTTTGCCGTATCAGCCATTAATGTTGATATAGGGGCTTTTCAATTAGATGCAAACGGTATTCCTAATGGCTTCTTACAACCAGGCGGCGCCGTTAAGTTGTTCTCCGCGTTGGTAAATGAAAACATTGATTACGCGACTTTTAACTCACAAATTGCGGCAGTTCAAGCAATTAATGCAACTCAAGCAAGCAGCATTACAAGTAATGCGAGCAGTATTGCAGCAGTTAATACGCTAGTTGCAACGGCATTGGCCAACAACGCATCGCAAAATACTGCCATAACGGCGATTCAGACTGTTAATGCAGCGCAAGCAAACAGTATCGCAACGCTTAACACGATAGTTGCAGAAGGGCCATCTACCGCACTTCAAGGAGATATTACTGCGATTAAGGCGCTTAATTTAAGCCAAACCTCACTTATCACGACCTTGCAAGCATCCGTTGCATCGCTACAAGCGGCAATCATTCCCGCGATCGTTCAGGCAATTACAAGCCCGATTGTATTAGAAGGCGCAAACATTGTCTTTACTGTGACATTAAGTAAAGTTTCAACTGGACAACCCTTTGAGTTTGCCCTAACTGGCACGGCCATTGGAGGCACAGATTACGGGCTGCCACTTGTACTCAATAGTGGAGTGCTTATTAATGGGACTAGCTTCTTTGTGCCAAGCGGAGTGACAATTTTTACGGCCACTACCATGACTTCACCAGACGTGGTTGCAGAAGCCCCTGAAACCGTGATATTTACTGTTGGCGGCCTGTCAGGCACAGCAACCATTACAGATACAACTCCTGCTGTCCAGACCATCGCAGGCACAACAAGCGGCGATACAACCGTGTACACAATCACTTTAGATAAGCCTTCTGTCGCAGGCCAGTTATTCACACCAGTTTTGTCAGGAGCACTATAAATGAGTTTAATTTTTATAGCAGAGGCTATTCCAACCAAATCAGCAAACATTATTACTGCCACGGCAGCTAATATTGGTACTGCTGCTGCTAGTAGGCGAGTAGTTGTTTCGTTGATTGGCGAATCTACAAGTAGAATTGCAAGTGCCACAATTGGCGGAGTTGCAGTAATTATTCACACAACGGAGGAATTTAGCAGTGGTGGTGCATCTGTATTTTCTGCAATAGTACCTACAGGAACTACTGGGGATATTGTCGCAACTATGGCTGGAACAGTTTTTGGCGCTCCTATTTTTGTAGTTTATACAATTGATAACGCAGCAGTATTAAATGGTGATGCGCCTAACGTTTCAACAAATGTTTTTAAAGACGCATTATCCGTTACGATTGATTATGCAAGTTACGCAACCGCATCAAGTCTTTTATCTGTTGGCTTTTTAAGTGGTAATAGAACACCATATACAAACAATAAAAGTTTTGTACAAAATTCCGCGCTTGATAAACGTTTTGTTGGTAGTTTAAATGGCGATATAGCAGGCAATACTTCAATTACGTTAAGCTGGGCAACTGCATCTCAAGGTGCAGCAGCAGTTGTTACATGGCCGCCTTCAACCGCAACCGCTGTTCTTAATCCACCTGTTAATACTGTACCAGTTGGGCAAACTGGAGTTGTTAACACGTCTAAAGCGATTACTGGTGTTCGTGTAAACGACCCCAACAACAACTTATCAAAAACGCAAGTGACAGCTTCATCAGGTAATGTAAGCGTTTCTTTAAATGGCGCTACAGTTTCAGCTGGTGTAAATAATAGTTCTACCTTTACTATAAGTGGTACTCAAGCACAGATTAATGCGGCACTAGCTACATTAACGTATATTCATGCTACAGCAGGTACTTATACTATTACGGTTCTTTCTACCGATAGTAGTGCTACTCCATTAACCGATACAGACACAATAGCTGTTACGGTAAATGCTGCAAGCCCTCCTGTAAATACAGTACCTGCCGCACAAACAGTTTTAAATAATACGGATCTAGCAATTACAGGGGTTAGCGTTAATGATGCTGATGGTAATTTGGCATCGACTAAATTGACGGTTTTAAACGGAACAATAACGGTTAGTTTAGCTGGCGGCGCAACAATAAATTTAGGTGCAAATGGTTCAGCAACTCTTACGTTAATCGGTACGCAAACTCAAATTAATGCAGCGTTAGGCACAATAAGTTATAAAAGTAATTTAACTTTTTCTGGCGCAGACACTTTAACTGTACTTTCAACAGACAGCTCTGCTACACCATTAACAGATTCAGACAATATTACAATTACAGTAACGCCACAAACAGCACCCGTTAATACTGTTCCTGCAACACAAAATGCGGGTGTTAATGTGGCTAAATCAATTACTGGCATTAGCGTTACAGACGCAGAAAATAATTTAGCCACCACAAGATTAACAGCGACAGGCGGAACGGTATCAGTAAGCCTTATAGGAGGCGCAATCATTAGTTTGGGAACTAACAATTCAGCCGCGCTTACAATAAGTGGTACTCAGACACAAATCAATGCGGCTTTAGCTACTGTCAGTTACACAGGCACGGCTGTTGGTAATCAGACTATTACTGTTTTATCTACCGATACTACAGGCACACCATTAACCGATTCTGATGTGATTAATATCACAGTGAAAGACGCTTATTCCATTGCTAACACTGCGTTAAAAGTTACAGGTGAGTTATCAAATGGTGTTGTTTTAGATGCAAATAAAAAATGGGCCGTTCCCTCCGGAACTACATCATGGACATTCACCGTTCAAAAATTAGCGGCAGAACATACCGCAGAAATCACATTAAGCCTTGAAGGCGTTGCAAGCACAGGCGGCACGTCTAACGGTTCTGTTAATCCAGCCACTAATGTATTTATTACCGAGGCGGCCTATCCATTATTAACTCCACAACAACGCACGAATGTAGAAACAACTGGTGGCGGTCATCCGCTGTTCATTGTTTCTAAAAATGCAGGCGATACAGCTGATGCGTTTGATGTATTAAGTGCGGCAACAAAAGATGGCACTTATAGTACCTATTTAATAGACCAATTATTTTCTCCATCAGCTAACGTTATGGGAGAAGTTGGCAGGAATCATTCAGCGTTTTCAATTATTAACGAATCCAACATGCCAGCCACTATAACTGCTGGTACAAAAGGCTTGTTATATGACACCGCAGGACAGAGTGAATGGCTGGAATTAAGCGACCTTTCAACTAAAACAGATGGGCTTGGCGTAACTAGTATTCGATTATTAAACGCATCAAAAATGGCTATTTGGGATTCTCCTATGCCTATTAAAGTCGACTTTCAAGATGTGGCGCGTGTTGCCCTATTAACTAATCCAGTTGTAGGAGCTGCGGTTATAGCAGACGGGGTGCAACGTTTCTTTAAAATTATTCCTAAAGTAATTGGTGGCGCTAGTGTAAACCCAGCGTTAGTCACACCAATACCATTAACGATTACTAGCAGAAGCCGTAAACCGTGGCCAGTGCGTGACGTAAGATTTACTCGTAACAATACTGTAGATAAAGGGTCTTTCCCAGAGGAGGATTTAGACCAAGGGGGTACAGAAATTTTCATTTATCCATCTTCTCGTACTGAAACAGTAACGTCTGGTTTCTACCAACCGGCGGCAGCATTTGAAACAGGAGTTACTATTCATGTGGACGTTAAAACGGTAGGCGGTGAAACTTTACTGAGAACGCTTACTGCTACAAATGGCACAAATGCCTCTTACAGTGAAACAAACCGCACTACTGATATTCAGCGATATTCAACACAGTACGAAGTCTACACCAAGAAAAATGGCATTGAATCAGTGCGTTTTATTCACGTTGTAAATCAACGCATTACTTACAATAACGCCGTAACAGCTGTAAACGCAACAATTGTGGCAAGCAATATCAGAGGCGCAATTACATTGAAAGCAGCTGAAGGCGGTACAGCAGGTACAGGCCAAGAAACTGGTACTTATTTAGTGAAACTATCAGGAACATTATTTCCAACGGTCAACATGGACACAATGACAATTGAAAATGACGCGGCAACTATATCGTCTTATGACAATAGCACTGGTGAATTAATTGTATTAGCACCACGCGCATTAATTGGTTTTGTAGTAATAGTTCCTTTCACTGGCACAGGCACAATTACCGTGTTTGCGGGTTCTATATCCAATGACGCTACTTTCAACAGTGATGCAGGTATAACAAGTTCACCAGCAACAATTTAATAAAGGCAAACAAATGAAAAAATATCTATTCGGCTTATTGATGGCAATTGGTATTACCGCGCAAGCGGCTGTACCAACTATTAAAATTACAGCCGCCAACACAGTATTAAAAAAAGACCAAACGACATTGGTCACCATTGTAGTAAGTGAAGCATTAAGCGGATTTACTTTATCTGATTTAATTTTATCGGCTGGCGGCGCGCTTACTACCGATGCGGGTGGCGCAACCGCCGCTACTAATTTAACAGTGGCTAATCCAACTACTTATACCGTTTACTATAAAAAAACAGCAGATACGATGCCATCAACTATTATCGTTGATGCTAAATCATACACAGCGGTATCAGACGGCGCGCTAGGTACATACGCGCAATTTGGCTTTAATCCTCAAATTACCTATTACGAAGAAGGCGCAGGTGGCTTTTTAGTCAACAAAGTTCGCGCTAATCCTCAGCCAATCCGTTTAAGGGTAGGCGAACAATTAGTTAATTCTGCTGATAACAGCCCAACTACAAAAACGTTTGAACGCTTTTACGTTATAAATAAAAATTCGTTTATGTCTGTGAATGATAAAACGTTATTTAGAGTGCAAACAGGCCAGCGCGTTATCGCTAAATTAAATCCTAGCCCAGCAGAGGCTTTAAATCATCAAGGCGTTCATCAACACTCTTCACTACAACCTAAAGGGGCTTATATCGAAATACGCACCCCTATTGGACATAATAGAATAAGGCTACAGCCGAGTAATGGCAACTGCAATTCTGATGCTAACGGTTTTTATAACACTGCCACTCTAAACGGCAATATAAACTGTTTAAGTCAATTTGCATCACAACACCAAGGCGGCGGTGGCGAGTTTAGACTTAGTATTTCACCATCACATATTAACGCTGACGATCCTATTGTCTTTCCGAACCAACAAGGCAAAGCTCATACGCATTGTTACTTTGCCAATAAATCTGTTAATTACCAAACAACCAATGCGTCATTATTGCATGGAAGTGTTACGTCAGCGGCAGGGGGTATTATTAACCGTAGTGCATATTGGGCCCCCTGCGTAATTGATACGGCGATAGATACTATTTTGTACCCTACTGGCGGTAATTTCTATTACAAATCAAGTACAACAATTGACATGACAAAGCCTATTCCTCAAGGATTGATTGGCATTGCTGGTAATCCAGCAGGAACTAGTCTTGCAACTCGATTAGACGACACGCGTTATAATTGCGCCCCACGTCCGGGTAGTTCAGCGCCATACCTTACGTCTTATGGGGTAATGCCTAGTTGTTCTGGTAAAGATTATAATGACTTAAATTTGTTTGTAGGTTTCACTTCTTGTTTAGCCGCTGATGAAGCAGACCCAAGCAAAATTAAATTAGATTCCCCAAATCATCGTTCACATTGGCGGCCATTTAATGATCCACAAGCAAGTAATTTGCCTAATGGCTGTACGACTGCTTACCCACATAAGATAGCTAATTTAGTTCAAAACGTTCATTACTACATTCCAAGAGCCGCCAATACTAGAACATGGCGATTAACCAGTGATAACTATAGCGCGTCTTTACCGAGCGGGGCTAGTTTGCACGCCGACTATTGGGCTATGTGGAGTAAAACGCCTATTGACTGGATGGCCCGTTTAACGGAACAGTGCAACAACTCTGGCGCAGACTGCCATCAAGACTATTTCGGTCTTCACGCGGGTATCACCATTGCAAGCATTTCTGTGAGCGGCCAGACAGCAACAATTAATACTGTCAACCCTCACAAATTAACAATCAACAGTTCATTAAGGGTGCGCGTATCTGGAATCAGCGGCGTTGACGCGGCGCTTTATAATGTTGATAGGTCAAAAATTGAAAATCCACACTCATTAACCACGCCTAAAAAATTATTACCTTACGGCTCACAGCCAGCAACTATAACTGGGTTAAATACTTTAACTTACACATTGCCGTCCGTACCTACAGACCTTTTGAAAGATGGTGCTGAGGTAACAGGATCTTTATTGCAGTGGGGGGAACGCATGTTACCAACAGCCGACGTGTTTCCTGGTGAAGTTGAATATAACTCATTTTATTACGGCGGTAACTAATGAAAAAACCACATATCTGCCAGCATCGTATTGAACAAATCTTTGCGTTTTACAAAAAAAGTACATGACAACCTATGTGATTAATGCCTTCGGTGGAATGGTGCCGATGGCTTCACCACGTCTGTTAGATACGCGATATGCGACAAAAGCTGTCAATATCAATCTAACGTCTGGTGAGGCCAAGCCTTTACGCGCGCCATTGCAAATTGGTAACAATATTTTAAGCAAGGTGGGCGTTAAGAAAAGCATTTACCGCTTCGGCCAAGATAGAACCGAGCTTGATTATTGGTTTCACTGGCTAACTGATGTGGACGTGGTGCGCGGTAGTATTGCAGACGATACGACAGAGCGCACCTATTTCACGGGTGACGGTGTACCAAAATACACCTATTCACCAATAGCGGTTCAAGGTGGAACGACCAATTACCCGTTTGCTTCATTTACGCTTGGTGTGATTAAGCCAGACTTGCAAACACTCAATTTAAGTGTGGCAAATCGTGTCGTTAATTCAATCTCTTTTTCTGGCACTACGGCAACGGCTTTAACGGCATTAGCGCATAAATTAATTACAGGTAGCAAAGCCAACACGTTTGGCGCGACTGATCCACTTTATAACGGCACGTTTACTGTCACGGTTATTTCGCCTACGCAATACAGCTACACCATGACGGCGGCACCTACAGCCAACGCCAATGGAATATTGCGCATGAACTATGGCGGACTACCAGAAAGCCGCGTTTATGCGGTTTCGTATGTGTCTGCTTTAGGTGAAGAGGGCGCGCCAGCCATTACAAGCGGTTTTATTGAAGTGATCGGGGGCCAGATAGTCACGTTAAACAATATACCGACAGCACCAACAGGCAATTATAACTACGCTAAGAAACGTATTTATCGTACTGCTACAGGTTCAGTGCAAACAACCTTGCAATTTGTGGGGGAGGTGGCGCTTGCTATCACTACATTTGTTGATGATAAAAACGGTACAGAGTTAGGCGAAGTTATCCCTTCATTAGCTTATGAACAGCCGCCAGCTAATTTAACAAACTTAATCCAGTTCAGTAACGGCATGATGGCAGGCTTATCCGGCAATCAATGTTGTATCTGTGTGCCGTATCAGCCGCACGCATGGCCGATTGCTGGGCGTTATTCATTCAACGTTAAGCCCGTGGCATTGGGTTCGTTCGGTAATTCGGTTGTAGTCTTAACCGAAGGCGTGCCAATTGTCTTAACCGGTTCAAGCTTTGATGCGATGTCAGAAGATAAGGTTAAGGTAGGCCAGCCGTGCGTATCATCGCGCAGCGTGGTTGAATTAGCCAATGGCGTGATGTGGGCCAGTAACGAGGGCCTAGCGTTTATGAGCAACAGCGGCTTTGAATTAGCCACTAAAACACGCTTTACTAATCGTGAGTGGGCGCAATACAAGCCAACTACTATCCGTGCTTATCGCTGGGTGAATCGTTATGTGGGCTTCTACGATACAGGCTTAAAGCAAGGCGGCTTTGTATTTGATGCTTTTACCCTAGACTTCTTTGAGTTGGATTTTTACGCTACAGCAGGTTATACAGACCCACGAAACGGCGAGCTATACCTAGCCATTGGTAACAATGTGCTAAAAATGGACGCCGGCGCTAACTTAAAAATGGAGTGGATCAGCAAAGAATTTGAATCAAGCAAGCCGATTAACTTAGCTTATGCCAAAGTAGTGGCCAGTGATTATCCTGCAACCTTTAATTTATACGCCGATAAAGCGCTTAAATTTACCAAGCAAGTGGCTAACGATCTGCCTTTTGCATTGCCAAGCGGCTATAAAACGTCTAACTATAAAATTGGCGTAGTCAGTCAATTTGAAGTTAAAGGCTTTGGCGCTGCTGAAAGTATGGAAGAAATCAAGCAGGCGGTTGAATAATGGATGATCTAAACAGCCCAGAACCATTACTGCCAAGCATTACATCGCTAGACGGTATTACTGATCCGGTAGTTAAGAAAGCATTACAGGCGATTAAAGAAGCGCTTGAAGTACGACTAGGCCAACGTCCGCGCGCGAGCGTGTACGATAAAGCCTTAACGTTGCGCGACATGTACAGGTACAACCTTGCCAGCTTCACCGTAAATGGCCAGCAAATCATTAACCCGCAGCCCGATAACAGTATGGTTTCGCCCGTGGGAGGTAGTGGTGGCGAATCCGACACAGAACCGGTAGGGATTGACACATCAATACCAAGCGCGCTGGTGGGCCTAGTTGCCACAGGCACTAAATTGGCCGTGTTGCTTGAATGGACTAAGGGTACATCAAAAGGTTATACCGAAATTCACCGTTCTGGCGTGAATGACATTGGCACAGCCGTTTTAATTGGTACCAGTGATGCCACGCTATACGGTGACATTATTGGGCAAACGGGCGTTACGTTCTTTTACTGGATTCGCTTTGTATCAACAGCCAACATTGTAGGGCCGTTCAACTCATTAAGCGGCACTACAGCGACAACAGGGCAGATCGGCAGCAACGATTTAATTAGCGTAGATGGCGCCAAGATTATTGATGCCACCATTTTAAACGCCAAGATATTAACCGTTGATGCCAGCAAGATACGTACAGGCCAGCTTCTAGCCACTGAATCCATACAGGTAGGTGAATCACTCACCCGTTTATTTATTCAAGGCACAGGCATTATCCGTAGCGCTGGCATGCTGGATTATCTAAATGGTAGTGGCTTTTATTTGCGCGCGCTGTCTGGTACGGCGCAGTTTAGTGTTGGTAACGGAACCAATTATATTGGCTTTGATGGTAATAACATTGTTATACAAACGCCGAACTTTCAATTAACCAATAGTAGCCTCACTTTTAACGGTAGCGGTACGTTTGCAGGCAACTTATCGGCGGTGAATGGTACGTTAGCTAACTTGCGCATTAATGCAGGAGGCGCGATTAACAGCGGCGCTTTCACTGGCTACGCATGGCCGCCAGCAGGCGGAGTAGGTTTTCATTTAGGCACAGAAGGTTTGTTGCTAGGCAATGTAAACAACAATCGCTATATCCAATTCACAAAAAACGGTGAATTTTACATGGGGAATGGCACGACTAACCTTGTGTCAGACGCTAACGGACTGGTTGTTAATGGCCCGTTGATTGCTACTAACAATGTGTTGAATGATGCGATTACCAGAACAACAGCGGTTGAAACAGCAGCAAGCGTTACCTTAACGACAGCCGCTTCTCAAGTGCAGGCGTTAGGCATTACCACTACAGGACTAAAAGTGTTAATTCTATGTAGCGTAAATTGCGAAACAGCAATGAGCAGCAATCACTTTGGCCATATATTATTTGATTTATTAATGGATGGTGGCGTGATTACATCAACAACAGGGGGCCGATTAAAAGGTTCGCCAACAGGAACAACAGGCATTTTTGAAGGTTCAGCAGGTGGCGCCGTATCTTTTGTATTCTCACATGCTCCGCCTGCGGGCGGACATACCTATTCAGTCAATGCCAGAAAAACAGCCGATGGATCACTTGTTGCAACGGTTTCACACCGCAACCTGTTCGCCATGGAAATTAAACGATGAAAAACTTTATTGTCTATTCGGTTACAGGTGAAATTATTAGGACGGGCAGTTGTTCGGACGATGACCTTGAATTGCAAGCAGGCGTAAATCAGCTTGTGATTGAAGGCGAAGCCAACGATTCTAAACAAATGATCGCCAACGGTTTTGTTGTGAATAAGCCGCCAGTTAAGCCGCTGCCATTTAACATTGAAGCCGCGCGCGCCATTAAAACCATTGAGATAGTGCAAGCATGTGAAGTGCATATTGTTTCTGGGTTCTCAAGTAACGCACTAGGCCTGGTTCATTTCTACCCCAGCAACCGTGACGATCAATTAAATTTAAGCGGCACAGTACAACGCAGCATGTTAGCAGGCGTATTGCCAGCAGACGTATTTTTATTCTTGTGCATGAACGTGGTTAGCGAATGGAATTACAGGCCACACGACATTAGCCAGATTCAACAAGTAGGCAAAGACGCGTATAGCCATATTCTCAATTCGCGGATTAAGAACGCCACGTTGCAAGCACAGGCTAGCGCGGCAATCAATCAAGCGGCATTGGACTTAATCAAATGGTAATCAAGCAGCTTCGTAAAGAATACCAAGTCCGCATTTACGCGGATTTTTTTTTGAATATAGAACGTAAAATTAACCCGTGATTACAGGCAACCAAAAACAAGAGTATTTGGATATGTTTAACGCGGTATTGGGCCTTAATTTAGATCTGGCCGATTTAAAAATGCTGACTGATATTGACGCACACGGCAAGCCATTAGCCGTAGTTGGGTTTTTTAACAGCAGTCAATACAACCTTGAAATGTCTATAGCCAGCGTTACCGGCTGGACGGGTACACGATTTTTTGCCAAAGCCTGTTTTGATTACGCCTTTAACCGTTGTGGCGCTATGCGTATTACTTGTTACGCGCGCGAAAGCAACGTGAAGTCTATCTACTTTCAAACAAGATTAGGATTTAAACGTGAGTTTAGTGGAGTGCTAAAGCACTGGTTTGGTAAAGAAGATGGAGTTCAATTTTTCATGTTGAAAAAAAATTGTAAATGGTTAAAGGAAACTAAAAAATGTTAAGAAATTGGGTATTAGAGATTGCGTTTTCATGGCTAACCAACTACATGGGCGAGTGTGGATTCATTTTATACAAAGGCCCAAAAGCGCCTAGGACTGATCCAAACGTTGGATTAGCCGCTTTAGAAAACGCCAAGCTAGGTAAAGAGTATTTAGACTTTACCAAGCAAAGCTATAAAGAGGACGCGCCTAACCGTGACCGTATTAACGCCCTTGCCATTGAAGTGCAAGAAGGCTTTATCAAAGACAGCAATCTTAATCGCACGGATGCCGAAGATTACCGCAACTACAATCAAACAGTATTTAGGCCGCTTGAAAAAGACATTGTTAATAATGCCAATGAGTATGACACCGCAGGCAGGCGCGAAGCCGAAGCGGCCAAAGGATTATCCGATGTAAGGCAGTCGTTTGACAATCAGCGTGATATGACCATGCGCAATAACGAGCGCGCCGGTATTAATCCAAACAGCGGCAATGCCATGGCTTTGACACAGCAAATGGACGTGCAAGAAGCAATTGCTGGCGCGGACGCGATGAACAAAGGCCGCACCCGTGCCGAAATGACAGGCAACGCCATGAAAATGGACGCCGCTAGTTTAGGCCGCAATCTACCAAGCAACCAAGCACAGAGTATGCAAATGGCAGGGCAGGCAGCAACAGGCGCAGTCAATACCGAGTTTTCTAATTCAGCTAACAATCGTGCAGGTTTAAGCATTATTGGATCAGGTTATAACCGTGCCATGGAAGGCTACAGCCAACAAGCCAATATTTTACAGAATCAATACAACGGCAAGGTGAGCGCTTACAACGCGCAACAATCGGGTGGCGGTTTAAGTGGCATTGGTTCAATCATTGGTGCAGGCGCCAGCCTTTATACAGCACTTAAAGACGGTGGCGAAGTTGAGCCGCAACCAGAAGGATTGGCCTTAGTTGGGCCTAACGAACCTATAGCGCATGAAGGTACGGGCGAAGTTGAAGGCGCCGGCACGCACACCAGCGATTCTATTCTAGCCAAGTTGAGCAATGAGGAATTTGTACTTAACGCTGGCACGCAAAAATTAAGCAAGGAACAGATTATTGCAGCCGCTAAGAAAACAAAGTCAAGCGCTGGATTAAAGGTGCTTGAATCAATAAACAATGCAGGCTTAAAGTTCAGAGAGGCTAATTAATATGGGCGGTTTTCTACAAGGATTAGGGCAGATTGCAGAAGGTGCAATGAAAGGTTTTGAATTTGCCGAGAACATGAAAGAAAAAGTATCAACACGTAGAGAAAAGGCCAGGCGTGCAGACGTTGAAAAGCAATCTAGGGAAGCCGCTAAAAATGGCGAGATCATTTACGAAGATTACGGCCAAAATATTCAATCAGCCGGCACACAGTTTGCCGCGCCTGCCGCAAAGCCTTCTGCTAATAGCGACTATTCAAGCAGCATGGGCGGCCTTGATTTTATGGACGGTGCCAACAGTGCGGACGTGCAAGTAACTGCCTTAAAAAATGGTGGCATGGTGCGGAAGTATGCCGAGGGTGGCTTAGTCAGTATGGCCGCAGACCCAGAAGGCGTTTCGTATAAAACGAATATGGCCGCAGGTTTAAGCGCTGTTCAACCGACTGAACCCGTACAGCAAGCCCAGCCGGCAGAACAAGCCGCCACTCAAGCCCCAGAAGGCCAAGGCGCGCAACGTAAAATTGATTTTGGCCGCACGCAATCTAACAAGCTTAACGCCGCACGCGATAAAGCGCTTGAACTAGGCGACTTTGAATTAGCGTCTGAATATCAGCAAGCGGGTTTCACAGTGCGCGATAACTTGTTTAAAAAAGGCTTGCCCATGGCGCAGCAAGTATTTGCCAAAACGGGTGATGTAACTGGCTACATTAAGCTTTATAACGACACGCACGATGATGGTTATAACGTGCAAGGCCACACCCAAAACGCCGATGGTAGTTATGCCTTAAAAATGCGCCAACCAAACGGCAGTGTGCAAGATATGAATATGACATCAGAGGAAATGAATCAGATGGTGTATCAGTTAAGCAACCCAGCCGCGCGCCATGCCGGTGAAATGGAAGTGTTGCAACTCAAGGCCAAATTAAAAATAGAAACAGACGCAAAAGTTGATCAGAAAAATCGTGAAAATGTCACGCTTGGTAAAGACCAGAAATTAGTTAGTGGTGAAGGTAAAGAAATTGCAAGCAACATGGTATCTGGCAGCATGGAGGACGTAAAAACCGTTACAGGCGGCTACTTGAAAAAAGGCCCGAACGGACAGCCAGAATTTGTGCGCACGGATAACAAAGCGCCAACCGATTATGAGCTGTATCAACAAGACCCAGTTAAATACAAGGATTTTAAAAACTCGGGCAATAAAGGTGATGGCGGCAAACAGCGAATGGATAATTACAAGTATCTAAACGAGTTGGCGGTAAATGAATTTGGTCAAACAAATGAATTAACTGGCAAGAAAGAAACCACGGAAGAAGTGCGAAAAATTACCCGTACAGCCCAACGATTGATTGACGCCAACCCTGACCTGCCGCCACAAACTATTCTTACTATCGCTAAAGACGGTAAAGATATTTTTGAGAAACGAAGGATGCCAAACGGCGAAATAGTAAAAGTGCAAGTGATTCAACATAATGGCGTCACTTACCCATACTCAAATGCAGTAGCCGAGCCGGTTAAGAAAACCGAAGCCAGCAAACCTAGCCAGCCAGCAACTAAAAGCGAAGCGCCTACTAAAGCGCTACCACCCGCACAGTTACGCCAAACCAAACCCGCCGGTTTAAGCGTAATGAGCGAAGCGCAAGCCGATGAAGTGATGACGCCAACAGCCAGCGCCCCAGACTTGCAAGCTAATGGTGATGAAACCAGAAAGGCGATGGATGAATTGCGCCAAATGGGTACCGTGGATTTAATGAATCGTCAAAGAGATTTGCAAGGTTTAATCAAGTCTGGCCGAGCTAGTAAAGATGCCAAGATGATGCTAGATAACGTTACCAAAATGCTAGAAATCAAACGATCAAAAGCGGCACTTAAATAAATAAGGATAGCAATGGCTGAAACCAACCAACAGAAAGTTAGCAGGATTGCGGTTCAAGAAGGTGTTGATCCAGACTTAGCTTTACGAGTGGCAAGCACGGAATCAGGATTTAATAGCAATGCCGTTAGTCCAAAAGGTGCGCGCGGCTTGATGCAAGTTATGCCAGCTACTTATCAAGAAGTCATGGGGCCAGATTCAGACCCTAATAATGTTGATAACAATGTGACGGCTGGCCTACGTTATTTAGCCAAGCAACTAAAAACATTCAAAGGTGATGAAAGATTGAGTTTGGCCGCTTACAATGCAGGCGCCGGTGCGGTTAAGAAATACGGCGGCATACCACCATACAAAGAAACTCAAGATTATGTCGCCAAGATCACCGGCGGCAAAGCACGCGCTACACCCGCAAAGCAAGGATATGAAGTAATTGGCTATAGTGATATTGATGGCAACGACATACCACTAGAAAATCCCGTCAAAAAATCCGCGCCAGTAGCCGCAAAGAAAGCCGCGCCTTATGAAGTTATCGGCTATGAAGAAATTGAAGCGCCAGCGCCAGCCGTTGCGCCGGTTGCGGAATCAGCCAATGCGACTTATGGCGACCGTGCAAAAGACTTGGGCATATCTACCGTTCAAGGCGTGGTTGATGTTGGACAAGCCGCTGTAGGTTTAGGTGATATTGTCAGTGGTGGACGAATTGGTAAACTGGCAGAGCAAGCCGGCGTAAAGTTTGAAGAAACCGATCAAATACTTGAAGGCTTAAAATCAACCGCAGGCCAAGCCGACAAAGCCGCTTTAGATAATGCGCAAGGCTTTACTGATACCGCAAAAACTATTGTACAAAATCCAAACATTATCCCAAACGCGATTACGCGCACCATCCCTAGTATTTTAGGCGGTAGCGGAATTGCAAATGCTTTAGTTAAGCTAATGCCAAAAATCGGCGCAATCGCCGCAGGGGCAATCGGTGAAGGCGTTATTGGCGCAGGTAGTCAAGCAGAAGGCATCCGTTCGCAAACAGACGATGGATTAATCACGCCTACGCAATCCGCATTATCGGCAGCAACAGGATTATCAACAGCCGTTATTTCAAGATTTAGCGGAAACTTTGCACAAAAGCTTGGCATTAAAGACATTGATAATGTTTTAGTGAATGGTAGCGCCGAGCAAGTAGACGAAATAGTTAAAAAGTCACTAGGTCGCAAGTTGGTAGAAGGTGGTTTTACTGAATCTGTATTAGAAGAAATGCCGCAATCTGGCATTGAACAAATGCTATCTAACGTAGCGCTTGATAAACCAATTATGGAAGGTGTTGCAAAATCCGCCGCAATCGGTGGATTAACAGCCGCCCCAATGGGTGCTGGTGCGCAATTAATTCCACAAGCACCAGCAATCCCCCAAACACGCGGCCAACGCATTATTGCTGAACTTAAAGCCCGTCAATCTGGCCAGCCAGCAAGCACTGTTATTGCTGATGAAGTAATACCAGCCAGCCCAGCCAACCCTAGCGAATCAATTAACGCAGCCGATTTATTAGAGGATGATAATGTCAGCAACACTGAACAAGGAGCCGCTAGTATTTTGGATAGCGGAATCGCTGGAAATGGGCGTGATAACCCAAGCGGAAGCGCAGTTAATGCAGTTAATGACGTTAATGGAATACGATCACCCGATATTGGACAGACCGTATCAAGCAATCTGCCTACTGGAAATGCCAACAGTGCAAATAGTCCACTAGACAATCCAACGCCAGAGCCAAAAGCAACACTGGACGCACAAACTACCGCCTTTATCGAAGGCACTAAGCCAGCTTTACTAATTACCGAAGGCGAGGCATTACCGCAGAATCTACCAAATGACATTAAAACGGCTGTTATCCCTAATCGTGGCACACTTATTTATCGTGATGATATTAGCTTACAACAAGCGCTTAACGGCAATATGGGCGAAGCTTTAGGTTATGGCATTAACGAGAAGCCAGCACAGCCCACAAGCGTTGTAACAGCGCGTGACGCTAACGGCACAGTCATTCAAGACGTTGCAACCGATGGCCGCCAAAGTGTGATTGATGCGGCAACGAAAGTAGCGGGCAATGGTACGGTTGAAGTTAGGCCGATTGAAGCGGCACTGGCAGAGCGTGAAGCAGGAGTTAAGGCCGCAGAAACGCCCGTTGGCAATATTGAAACGCCCGTTGGCATTGAAAATATGCCTAATGTGCCTAACATAACTAATAACCCAATAGTATCAAATACTTATTTAGGAAGTTCTGGCCGCCTAAAAACGCCTAAAATTGCCCAATCTGATTTAACACAACCAGCAACACCTGTTAAACCCAAAAAGCCAGCCAAGAAAGCAGGCACACTCTTAGCTACATTACGCGATATTGGCGGCATTGCACTTACTGATAAGCGCGATGTTACCGGCGAAGATAAGCGCTTTATTGGTGGTGGTTACAATCAAATATTCAAGGGCAGCGCCAAACAAACCTTGCGCGGCGCCATTGAAAGCGGCTTGCTTGATGAATTTTTACCTTACAGCATGCGCTTGTCTGCACAAACCGCAGATAGTGAAGCGTATGATTCAACAGAAGCGTATGATTACTTAGCGGATAAAATTCGCAACGGTACTCGCACGTTATCTTATGAAGCCGAGCAAGAGCTTGAGCAAAAACGTTACGATGAAAAAACCGACACACAAGCCGCCGTTGATTTAATTGCCGAAGAATTTAATGAGGATGAAATAAATGCAGAACTCCAAATCGCAGGGTACAACGAAAGAGAAGCTCAAAGCCTGGCTACAGACTTTGACGCCAGCAACGAGGATTCAAGTGTTGAAAGCGGCACTGGAAGCCAAGCAAGCGAAAAAACCGAAAGCTTAACCAAAGATCAGGCAGATGGCTTTGTAAAAGTAGCCGCAGATTCAATTAAAACATTACGCAAGCAAGATGTTGAGCGCGTATTGGACGAAACGCCATCTAAGTACAGAAAAGAATTAGCAGCCTACATTACAAAAAACCGTAGTGATTTAGCCGAAGAAGTAGCCGATATTGAGGCAGAAGCCCCCGCTTTAGAACTTCAAGGCCAAACTAACGCCGAAATTGAAGCCGACATAAAAGCTACACGCGACCGTGAAGTCAAAGCCGCAGCCGATGAAGCCAAAGCCAAATCCGCAAAAGACGCGGAAGATTTAAAAACCCAGCAAAAGAAAAATGCCAACGAACGCCCGTTTGAGTTTGGCGAAAACATCAAAGACGTTAAGCAAGCGGTTAAAGCTGGCAGTGAGGATATGTTCACGCTGGATGAAAAGAAAAAGGATGAACCAGCCGCACCAGTTGATGCCAAAGTAAAACAGGCGCAAGATGATTTAGACGGAGCATTAAGTGACTTAGGCAGTATTTTTGGCAAGTCTTTACGCAACAATATCACCCCAGAACAAGAGCAAAAGTTAATACCAGTATTAACACGCGTATTTGATGCCGCCTTTAGACTTGGTTACTATGAATTTAAAGCGGCGGCTAAATTTGTACTTGATACAATTAGGAGTAAGATAAGTGAAGAGGTTGCGGATATTGTCACGATTGACCAGTTGCAAGGTGCGTATATCAGCATGGCTGGCAAGTACGGCGACCAAGCAACTAAAAAACGTGATGTAGTTAATATTGAAAGTATTGAAGAGTTACAGGAGAGCGATAATGTCAATGACAAGCGTAGCAGCGCCAATTTGGAATCAGATAGCGGACAGCCAGAGCCTACAAACGGCATGGGCGCGCAGAATGTTCAAGATGGACGGAATGAAAATAGCGGAAGCGGAAAACAAAGAGTATCAAACGCTGAAAACGAAAGTGATGCCCAAGGTAGCAACAGCTTATTTGACAGTCAAACCATTGTTACTGGAGAACGTGGCAATAGCGAAATTTACACAGGAAAATCCCCAACACAAAGCGGCCTTGCTAGAGATAGTGACAATCGCGGAAGCGGTGACGGTAGCTTCACAGGAACACCGATTGAACCGCCAGCAACAGAAGGACTTAACGGAACTACTCAAAGCGGATTATTCGCGCTAAGTGCCAAGCCATTACAGGCCGAAGCTGACCGCGTAGAGCAAAATACAACGCTTGATAATATACGTGAAACGTTGCCACTACTGCAAGCTGGCCAACAAGAGGACGTATTTAAAGCCGAAACGCGCTTTGCTGAACCTAAAGGGTTCGGCATGTTATTTACCAACGGAACGGGTACAGGTAAAACCTTTACAGGGTTGGGCGTAGTAAAACGCTTTGTAAATTCTGGTAAGAAAAATGTATTAATCATTGCCCCCAATGACAAAATTATTGAAGATTGGCAAAACACAGCCAAACTATTCAATATCACGGCTAATCGCTTAGAAACCACAAATGATGCTGGACGCGGTGTAGTCATCACCACTTATTCAAACATGGGTAACAACCTAACGCTTGCTGATCGCAATTGGGATTTAATCGTCCATGATGAAGCGCACTACTTGGCGATGGATAAAGACGGTACAAATACTAACGCACTTAAAACGTTGCGCGCCATTACCCAGCACCCGCAAGGCGTTTTTACAAGAACAGAAATGCTACACCGAGATTTGCGCGCAAAAATAACCGCGCTGTATGAAGAGAAAAAAACGCTTACGATTGCCGCCGCAAGTGATGAACGCAATTATCCAAAACTTGAAAAAGTAGAAGCAGAGATTGAAGCGGCCAACCTTAAATGGAGTGCGGTGAGTGAGGCCGTTAAAGAAAAAGTAAAAGCCAACCAAGGCGAAGGCCGACCACGCGCATTATTCTTATCGGCCACACCGTTCGCGTATGAAAAAACAGTGGATTGGGCAAACGGCTATTTGTTTGATTATGACGCTGGCAAAGAACAGGATGGAGCAAGCGGTACGGGCAATAGGTCTTATAACACTGGCAGCAACCGCGATCAGTTTATGATGCAGAACTTCGGTTATCGCATGCGTTACAACAAGCTAACCGAGCCAGACGCCAAAGTAAACCGTGGTTTAATGCAACGCCAATTTAATACTTCGCTTAAAAAAGCAGGTACTTTATCGGGCCGCATGCTGGACGTTGAAGCCGATTATGACCGTAAATTTGTATTGATTGATTCTGCTATTGGCCGCCGCATTGATGAAGCTCTTGGATGGTTTAGAGAAAAGCGAGATTCACTAAAAACTAGTGGCTTAGTAAACCCGCGCGCCAACGCTTATAGCGATGTAGAAAAAATCATTTCTGACCAGTTTGATTACTTGTCACGCCGTTATTTGTTGGAAGCTATTAAAGCCAAAGAAGTGGTTGTGCATGTTAAAGAACACATGGCGCTTGGCCGCAAAGTGGTTGTATTCCATGACTACAAGAAAGGCGGCGGCTTTAACCCGTTTAATATTTCAGCGCGCTCTATGGGCCAAGATTGGACAACAAGCGGCGACACCCAAGCCATTAACGAAATAATTGAAGAGTTTAAATCCGAGTTTAAAGATTTAATCAATGCGCCAGATTTTAAATCATCTTCACCTATTGACACGTTTAAACAAGCGTTCCCCGGTGTATTGCTATTTAACGGCGATGTACCAACAAAAGTACGCCGCGCCAATGTCGCTAAATTCCAAGACGATGCCAGCGGCCCACAAGTAATTTTAGTGCAATCAGCCGCAGGCAAAGAAGGCATTAGCTTACACGATACAACGGGCAAGCATGCGCGCGTATTGTTTAACTTAGGCCAACCAACGCAGCCGACAACTTCTATTCAGCAAGAGGGCCGCATTTATCGTACAGGGCAAGTAACAGACGCCATGTTCAGATACTTAAACACAGGTACAAATTGGGAGCGCTGGGCGTTTGCCACAACGATTGCACAACGCGCCAGCGCCGCCGAGAACTTAGCGCTTGGCGAACAAGCGCGCGCATTAAAAGACGCCTTTATTAGCGGCTTTGAAGAATCAGACAGTTATCGTGCTGGTATGGAAAACGAAGGCAAGGGCGGTAAAGAACGTGACAAAGCCGCCAATGAAGCCTTAACCGAGTATGACCGTGCAAAAGCTTTTTACTACGGCACGCAAAAGAAAAACAGCAAGACCAAAGCCCAAGAGGGCGCTGATTACTTTGCCACACCAGAGCCAGTAGGCTTGAAAATGGTTGAGCTTGCCGACATTCGCCCAGGCGAAAAAGTGTTAGAGCCAAGCGCAGGACACGGCGCAATTGCAAGATGGTTCCCAGAAGGCGCAGACAAAACCGCGATTGAGCCTAGCAGCTTCTTACGCCCACGTTTGGCTATGGTATTTGATGGCGCTATCAATAGCGGTGATTTTGAAGATTTAAACACAATCAATAAATACGATGCCATTGTTATGAACCCGCCGTTTGGTACGGCTGGCAAGACAGCAATTGACCACATGGCTAAAGCCTCCAAGCACTTGAATGACGGTGGCCGCATTGTGGCGCTTATTCCAGTAGGTTCAACCGATAAGAAATTTGATAAATGGTTTTATGAAACTGAAACTCGCCCGTTAAAACCTATTTTTGAAAAAGACGGCATGCAAGTGTTTGCCGGTGACACTGTAAAAATGGCTGGCTTTGGTAAAGACTATGAAATTAAAGACGTAGTTATTGACGATATTAGAGGCACGCAATTTTTTAGAACCAAAGGACAGTCAAAAGATAACGGTATAAATGCAGTAGCGCTTAAATCTGTTGATAAAATTGGTAAACGTACCGAAGAGTTTAGCCCCACAAAAGGCTTTACATTGGTTGCTGATATAAAGTTACCAAGCGTTACATTTGAGCGCGCTGGCACTGCCGTTAATACGCGCATTGTGGTAATTGAAAAGTCAGAGAGCGCGCCGCAAATATCAAACCGTGATTACACGGACGTTACTGATATTAACGAATTGTTTGATCGTATGGAAACACTTGAAATTCCAGCGCGCGCGAAAGCCAAAGAAGCTGATAACGAAACTGACGCGGCCCCAGCACGCACAACCGGAAGCGAGGCTACACGCCAGAACGATCAAGCCGCGCGCGAACGTGATGCAAAGGCACTAGAAAGCGGTGCGATTGCGCAAGGGGGCGAGGCAGTTACATTTAAAATTGAAGGTGATAAGTTAATAACAAATGCGCCAGCCCAAACGATAACAACGTCCAAAGGCAAAGAGCTTGAAGGCGTATTTATTACTGATTCAAGTATTGGTTTATCTGCAATTAAAGAGGTAGATAGATTCACATACTATGCAAAAGGCAAAGGCGCTGGCTACTTTGTGCGCTTACGCCATGTAGTGCGCCCAACGAGTGATGATGTTTCATTCAGCAACGCCGGCGCCCCCACTTTCTACAGCGCATTAACGCGCGCCATTGATGCCATTCAAACGAAGAAAGCCGACCCTGTTATGTGGAAAGGTTTAATTAAAAACCTTGCACAAAAAGGCGTTAAGCCTGATGAAATTGAATGGACGGGGGTAACTGATTGGCTGGACTTGCAAACAGGCGCCGTGACTAAAGAGCAAGTGTTGGATTACTTGAATAGTAATGGCGTTGAAGTTAGCGAAACGATGCTTGGGAAAGATACAGGCACGACAGACCAAGACGTTATTGATTTTCAAGGGATTGAATCTACTGAATGGGCAGATGCTAGTAATTCACAGCGCGATGAATGGCGTGAAGAGTTCTACAGTCAATCATCAATGTACGCGCCTGCAACCAAATACAGCCAATACACCGTACCAGGCGGCACGAACTACAAAGAGTTGTTGTTGACGTTGCCAGAAAAAGCGCCACCAAAATCTATTGTTGAATGGACTGAAAGAATTGCTGGTGAATGGAACGCTGATGCAGATGGTAGACAGTTTGGCATACTTGAAGAAGATAATAATTCTTTCTACGTGTATGAAAAAGATGGTGCATTAGGTAAAAAAGTAAAGAGCCTTGATGACGCTAAATTGCAAGTTGAAAGCGCACTTGTAAAAAATAAAACTACCAAATATAAATCATCCCACTTCGATCAAGCCAACATACTAGCCCACGTCCGTTTTGACGAAAGATTAGATGCAGACGGTAACAAGGTTTTGTTTATTCACGAACTGCAATCGGATTGGTCTAGTGATGGGCGAAAAAAAGGATTTGTACGCACATTATCTAATGTTGAAAAGGCGCGTAGTAAAGAGTTATCTAAAAAAATGGATGACTACATTACTGAAAATGGATCGCTTAAAGCCCAGCGCAATCGTTATGGATTAAGTGAAACTGAATTATCTGAATGGTCTTTATTAGATATTCAAGACAAAGGAGAAGGCGTACCACGCGCACCATTCGTTGAAAAAACTGACGCATACCTAGCTTTAGCCCTTAAACGCATGATGCGCTACGCAGCCGAAAACGGCTTTAATAAGGTGGCTATTATTAACGGGCAACAGGCCGCCGACCTTTATGACCTTAGTAAACAGGTTGATAAAATTCGTGCTTTCAAAAGACCAGAAGGCACATACTTTATTACAGCAGATGGCAGAACACTATCTGATGAAATGAAGGAATCAGAACTTGAAGGCGCTGTTGGTAAAGATTTAGCAACAAAGATTATCAATGGTGATAATAAAAAATCTGACGGCTTTCAAGAATTTAAAGGTGTTGACCTAAAAGTAGGCGGAGAGGGCATGCGGTTTTTTTACGATACTCTTGTGCCAAAAGTAGCCAAAGACGTACTCAAGAAAGTGGGCGGTAGTGTTGAAACTATTAGCTTGTCTTCTGGAAAAGAAATCTATGCAATTATAAACAAAGTTACTGGTAATGAAATAGGTGGTGGTTACACCTTAAAGCAAGCTCAAGATAAAGTTAATAACGACCCAGACAATAAGTATGAATATTACAAAGTATCTGGCGGTGAAAACGCACAAACAGGCTTCACCATAACCCCCGATATGCGCAACAAAGTAATGCAAGGATTGCCGCTATTCAGCCAAGGCACCGGCACAGGCGGCCTTTTAATAGACGACATAAAAGCCGCCATCGCTAACGACATTTACGGCCAAGAGGTAGACATTTACCCAACTATGATGGACGCGCCAATATACGTGCAAACGCAGGCATTAAGCGAACGTAAGTTTGGTATTGAGGGCTTCTATGATAAACGTACTAACCGAGTTGCATTAATCGCCAGCAATCTAAGCAGCATTAAACGTGCTAAAGAAGTGGCGCGCCATGAGCTAATCGGACATTACGGCATGGAAAACATGCTTAACGATGCAGACCCTAAACTATTATCAAAACTGTTAAACCGTGTTTTATTTGCAGAAAAAAGCGGCAATAAACAAATTATTGAGATCGCTCAATACGTAGATGAAACACAGCCTAATTTAAGCGAACAACGCCGCGCCAAAGAGATTATCGCGGTAATGGCCGAGCGCAATATTCAAAACAGTATTACTAAGCGCGTGATTGATGCAGTGCGTTTATTCTTGAAGAAAATAGGCTTTATTAAAAGCGATGTAACAGACGCTAAGATTGCAGGCTTATTGCGTGATGCGCAGGTTTACTTGAAAGGCAAAGGTAGAAGCTTAGTTGAACCTACTATGCAGGCCAGTTTTAGCAATAACGCCACCAAAGACATACCAGATGCCATTATCTTAAATCCACTTGGCACAGCAAAAAACGATACCGATTATGAGGCTGCAAAAGCAGGGGATGTAGTGGCCGCAACGCGACTTGCTAAAAAATTAATTACTAATGATGTAATTAAACAATTGAAAGAGCAGATTAAAAATGCTGATTTAGTTGTTGGCGTTACTTCTATTGAACAAAGCGGAAAAAATGCGTTGCCAGAAGCGGCGGCTATTTTAATTGCAGACAAACTGTCTCTAAAATACGATGAAAACTTATTGCAATTAGTGTCGCCCAAACGTACTGGCATGAGTGGGATGGACAGAATATTTAATCGCCCTGTATTTGAAGGTGATGTACAACCTAACGCAAGTTATATTTTAGTAGACGATACCATTACACAAGGCGGCACATTTGCTGCGATGACTAATCGTATTAATGAAGGCGGAGCAAATGTCATTGCTAATATTGCATTGACAGGCAAAGATTATAGTAGCAAGATTGCAATATCAGACAGCATGCTAGAAAAAGTACGTAGTCAATTTGGTGATTTAGAAAATGAATTTAGAGCGATTACAAAATACGGATTTGAAGGCCTTACTCATAGCGAAGCACGGTTCGTTACGCTTGGAAACGCTCCTGACAAATTCCGAGATAGAATCATTGCTGAAACTAAAAAGGCGGCGAGCAATACAAATACGTCTACTGCTAAAGCAGGACAAGACGTAAGTTTTAGTAACAATCCAACGCCGCCTACGGGTGGCGTTTTCACGTCACAACAGCCCTTAAATCCTAACTTTGAAATCCCGCAAACAAGCAAGCTAGATAACGTACTGCGCAGCGTGCAAGACAAGAACATTGACTTGAAGCGCGTGACAGCTAACATCAAGAAAAGCATTGGCGATATTTCAGATAACATCAATGCCTACTTGCAAGAAGAGCTTTATCACGGACGCGCGGCCAAACGTACACAAGACTTTCTCAATAATGAATTGAACCCATTAATTACAGCCATGCAAACGCGTGGTGTGACCATGGCGGACTTTGAGGAATACTTATGGGCCAGACACGCCGAAGAACGCAATATTCAGATCGCTAAAGTCAATCCAAAAATGCCAGACCGCGGCAGTGGTTTAACGACTAAAGAGGCTAACGACTACCTTAACAGTTTAAGCGCTGGCCAAAAACGCAACTTTGAAGCATTGGCCGCCAGAGTGGACGCCATTACCAAAGGTTCGCGCCAAGTGTTAGTTGATTACAATTTAGAATCAGCCGGCACAGTGTTATCCATGGAAGGCGCTTATAAAAACTACGTGCCGTTAATGCGTGAAGATATGGATATGGGTTTCGGCCAAGGTACTGGCCAAGGCGTTAGCGTTAAAGGTAATAGCAGCAAGCGTGCAACCGGTTCTAATCGTGCCGTGGTGGATATTCTGGCCAACATCGCCCAGCAACGTGAGCGCAACATTATTCGTGGTGAGAAAAATCGCGTGGCTACGGCCCTTGTTGGCCTTGCCAAAACGAATCCTAATAAAGACTTCTGGCAAGTTGATGTGCCGCCAACCATTACCGATATTAACAAAGCCACTGGCATGGTTGAGGTGCGCATTGACCCTAATTACAAAAATCGTAATAACGTGGTTGTGGCCCGTATTGCCGATAAGAAAGGCAACATTCAAGAACGCGCCGTGGTATTTAGCGAGCGCAACGAGCGCGCCGTTAAGATGGCATTGAATCTTAAAAACTTGGATCAAGACCAATTGGGTGTCGTGTTAAGCAATGCCGCGGTAATAACGCGCTGGTTCTCTAGTATTAACACGCAATACAACCCGATGTTCGGCGTAGTCAATATTATGCGTGATGTACAAGGCGCGCTGCTTAACTTGAGTTCAACGCCATTGAAAGGCATGCAAACTAAGGTATTGGCTGAAACGGCTAAAACCATTGGGCCGTTGTATGCTGAAATTCGCGCCATTCAGAAAAACGGCAAGTCTACTAATACGGACGTGGCCAGGCTGTATGAGGACTTTCAGCGCGAAGGCGGCAAAACAGGTTACCAAGATATGTTCCGCAACGCCGAAGAGCGTGGCAAAGCCATATCAAAAACGCTTGATCCTAATTGGTGGCAAACAACCAAGCTAGGTAAAGTGGTTTCGTTAAACGGCTTATTAGCTACGCCAGAACAATGGTTAATGCAAAAGCCAGTTAAGTTAATCTTTGATTGGCTGTCTGACTACAACGAGGCGTTAGAAAACACAGTGCGCCTAGCGACTTACAAAGTTGGTTTGGATAAAGGATTAAGTAAACAACAAGCCGCCAGCGTTGCTAAAAACATCAGTGTAAACTTTAACCGTAAAGGTACAGTTGGCGCGCAAGTAGGTTCGCTATATGCCTTCTTTAATGCGTCCGTGCAAGGTTCGGCCCGTATTGCTGAAACGTTGATGGTAAACGATAACGGCAAGCTATCATTAAGCAAAACTGGTAAGAAAATTATTAGCGGTGGCTTATTGCTAGGCGCTATGCAAGCAATCGCCATGGCAATGGCTGGCTTTGATGATGACGAACCGCCAGAGTTTGTGCGCGATAGAAACATCATTATCCCGTTATCCGGTGGCAAGTACGTGGCTATTCCTATGCCATTAGGTTTCAATGCGATCCCGTCTATTGGACGCATCATGACTGAATGGGTGTTAAGTGGCGGCGAAGATACAGGCGGACGCGTAGTTCACATTCTGGACGTATTGTTAAACGTGACTAACCCGATTGGTAACGCTGGGCTTTCTATTCAAACGGTTGCACCTACTTTGATTGATCCATTGGTGGCTTTATCAGAAAACAAAGACTTCACCGGCAGAAAGATTGCCAAAGAGGACTTTAACTCTAAGAATCCAACACCAGGCTATAGCCGTGCTAAAGATACGGCCAGCCGATTCTCTACAGGTATTGCGTACTTTATCAATAGCGCAACGGGTGGCAATAAGTACCGTGAAGGCGCCATTAGCCCAACACCAGACCAGATTGATTATTTATTTGGCCAAGTGACCGGCGGCGTAGGCCGTGAAGGTAGCAAGATAATTGGTGCGTTAGATTCTCTTGCTATTGGCGAAGATATACCCAACTACAAAAAACCGTTAATAGGTAAATTTTACGGCAACGCAAAGAATAACGATGCAGAGCGCACCACTTACTATGACAACGTAGTGGAGTTAAATAAACTTGAGCTTGAATATAAAGGACGCTTAGAAAGCAAAGACGAGCTAGACGAATTTAAGACGGACAATCCAAAGGTTAAAGCGATTATGCTGGGTAACAATACCGATAAGATTGTGACTAAATTAGTCAAGCAACGTAAACAGTTGCAAGCCAGCGGCGCATCATCAGATCGTATCAAACAAATTAATGAATTGATTGCGTTGAAAATGAAGCGATTAAACGAGGCCGTTAGAAAAATAGAAGCCGAATAAGAGCTTCAACAATAGCAACAACAATAATCGCCCACAGTACAAACAGTAATAATTGACCCATTCCGAAATAATACTTTAACAAGCCGCCATTGTGCGGCTTTTTTATGGCCAAAAGAAAGGTAAAAATGAACGTAGACGATAGCGCAACCCAACAAGAGGAATTTGCGCGCGAAGCAGCATTAAAACATCGCAAACCAGAACTGCCAAAAATAGGCATTTGCTACAACTGTAACGAACCGGTTAAATCAAACGCCAATTACTGCGACAAAGATTGTAGGTTAGATCATGAGCGCCGCACTGAAAAC